AGCGTCACTAGTTGAGTAGTATAAATCTTCATTACCTGTTACTATAGGAGCTGGAGTAGGAGCAGGTGTTGGTGCCGGAGTAGGAGCAGGTGTTACTGGTGCCGGAGTAGGAGCAGGTGTTGGTGCCGGAGTAGGTGCCGGAGTAGGTGCCGGAGTAGGTGCTGGAGTCGGGGCAACAGGTGCCGGAGTTGGAGCAGGTGTCGGGCTAGGTGTTGGTGCCGGAGTAGGAGCAGGTGTTGGAGCAGGTGTTGGACTAGGAGTAGGACAAGTAACTGATGAAGCTTGTGGTGTACCGTACTGACTAGTTTTAGCAAATTCTCTACTATCTGTACCATCTGATACCCAGAATGTAGTACTGGCTGCATATCCTCCGGTTTTTATACTGTCTATATAAGTTACATTAGCACTAGTAAATGCTGTTGCTCCTGCTATGTAAGTACTATATGCAAGTCCGTCGTCTCCTCCACTACAAGCATCATTTCCAGATGTAGTAGAATAGTATAAAGATTGATTATTATTAACTATAGGGGCTGGAGTAGGAGCAGGTGTTGGAGCTGGTGTTGGAGCTGGTGTTGGAGCTATTGGTGCTGGTGTAGGTGCTGGAGTTGGAGCTCCTAAACCGTAAAATTCATCCATTGAATCAGGAGAGGTCAACCCGAAAGCTAATGATGCAGAAGTAAGATTTAGTTCAGCTTGAGTACTATTTCCTAATTCATCATTAAGATCCTCGAATGATATAGGTCCTGACGACTGTATTGCCATAACTAGTCTTTTAATTTATTCTCTAACTCTTCTACTTTACTTGATAATTCTTTTACTGCTTCAATTAATACTGCTGTTAGTTTATCATATTTAACGCCTAAATACCCTCCGTGCATTTCTCCTACAACTTCAGGAAGTACGTGTTTAACGTCTTGTGCTACAACTCCTATATCATGACCTTTAAATGTATGTACATTTTCATTTCCAGCTTTCCAATCGAAGTATACTCCTCTTAATTTATGAATTTTTTCTAAAGGACTATTAATAATTTTAATATTTTCTTTTAATCTATTATCAGATGAAGCAAATGCTGTAATATTTCCTGTTGCTGTTATCGCACCTCCTACCTCTAACTGTGCACCAGTTGTCGTAACTGGCATCTTAACATATTTAGAAGTAGCTGAAATTACCTGCATACCGCCGGCTGTTATCTCTGAAAATTCTAACGCTGTACCAGCAGCAGCTGAAACCGTTACTGCGGAACATATTGGAGGTCTATAATCAACCGATAAAACGTTAAGTCCTCCTCCACCATTTGAAGCATAAGCTGAGATAACAATACTTTTTATAAAAGTTCTCACACTATAAGATGCTCCTAGCTGTAGAGTTACGCCGTTGAAGTTAATATCTAGATTTCCAGTATCTAGAGTTATAACTTCATCTCCTGATCCTGAGTTACCAAAATTATATAGTTTGGTTTGTATAGTAGAAATAGAACCTTGATAATTTTTACGTAGTTCTGCTCCTACAGTTATACCTACAGTATGAGATACAGATCCATTTCCGTAAGGATCGTAGGGGCTAAATTCTGATTCAATGTAATGTGAAGTTAATTGAGGATTTATAGTAGCAGAAAAAGAAGCATTAACATTATCATAAGCAGATGTTACTGCTGATGATGAAGGAGGTGTAGTATCACTGTTATATAAAGGACCACTAAAGTTAAAAGTAACATATCCTGAAGTAGAGTTACTAAATCCAGTTCCGTTATTTGTATTACTGATAGTTCCTGTCATAGTTAAAGGAGCTCCAGTATTAGTTGCAGATAACGAAGTGTTTCTATTTATTCTAACTCTAGCATCACTACCAGAGTAAATTGTTATAGAGGGTGCATCTCCTGCGACTATTTCTATAGAGTCGTTACCGTCAGAACCAGTAGCAACTAATTCATTTCCTGTAACTGTAAATCCTGCTATAGTACCTCCAGATGCATTAATAGTTCCTTCAATATTAGCATCTGTCGCCAGTACTGAACCATCGGCAGCAACTGCGAATTTAGGATTTGCAGTATTCGGGACTGTTATTGTAGAACCTACGATAGAACCACTTACACTTAATGATGAACCGTCAAACTCTACAAAGTTATTTGCAGTACCTGCTTTAAAACTTCCATCAGCAAACCATTTGTTGTTTGCATTGAGGTATAATCCGTCGTCTGAGCCACTTACATTAGATCCGAAATAAAAATTATTAGCATTTAATTTACCGGATAGATTAATATTACCTGAGAATGTACCGGCTGTTGCTGTTATATTCCCAGTTATGGTTGCACTAGTAGCAGTTAATGCTCCTGCTTTAGTAACCTGGAATTCTGCACTACCTTGTGTAGCATGACCAATCCACATATCTCCATCTGATGCAACTCTAAATATGTCATTTCCTGAACCTATACTTAAACTACCACCAGTAATAGAAGGAGCAGAAAAAGATCCTCCACTTAAGGTCATATTCTCAGCATTTATATTACCAGCAAAGTATCCTTCTGAAGCTGATATTATCCCGTCTACAATTAATTCTGATTCAGATGCATCCCAGGCTAAACCTCCAGTTGATCCACTTAAATAGAAATCTCCATTACTAGCCATGTAAGTTGCCCAGTGGGAGGCTGAATGGAATCCTAAATAATTACTTCCTATATATAGTCCAGGAGTAGAAGAAGGTATTGCAGCCTTTACAACACTACCTGAAACATTAGTAAATGTTCTATTATCTAAATTAGTAACATCAGTAGTTAAGTTATTAATATTACTTGTATTAGTAGAAGCACTTGCGGTAGCTTGATTTGCTGTGCTTTGTGCATCATTTATCGCATCGTAAGTGGCACCTGAGCTAATAACTATAGAACCGGCTATATCGGCATTAGATGCTGTTAAGTTTCCTTCTGCATCTACATTAAAATTACTTCCGATAGCTATGGTACCCCCAGTAATTGCTCCTTTAAACGTCGCTCCACTGTTGTCTATTACAAACTCTGTACTATGTATTGAACCTGCTTTTGCAAAAGTTATACCGCTAGTGGTAAACCCGCTAGTATCTTTTGCAGAACCTGAGCTAAATATGGCATCACTGTCGATATTCCATCCACCAATCGTACCGTCTGTAGCAGTAATAGTACCGTTAATAGTTGCATTAGTAGCTGTTAATGCTCCTGCTGGTGTAACTCTAAAAGGTGCTGATGTAAATGTGGCATGCCCTAGAGAGATACCGTTGTTATTTGCTTTAAATATATTATTTGAAGTAGTTCCAATTTCAATAGTAGAACCAGAAATTAACCCTCTAAATGTAGCATCACCGTCGGAAGCTATTTTAAATTGTTTTGCTCCGATAAACCCTGCTCCTAATGTTATCTGTCCATCTGAAGAAGCAAATGTATCATCGGCAAGTTCTGTACCTCTATAAATGGCGTTTGAGTCGATTGTCCATCCTCCGACTGATCCTTTTGTTTTAACTAAAGTTTCAGGGGCGATATGAACTCTATCAACTATTATTTCGTTGGTACCTGCTCCGGTCCAATTTAGTATAATAGGAGAGGCATAAACAGCTGATTCGGTTGGTGTATAGTAAAATAAGTATTCAGTAAATGAAGTACCTAAACCAATATCATCTAAATCTAATGCAGCTCCATTTGAAGCTGTTGCAAAGGATGAGATTTGTCTTGTATCTTCTACAACACCGTCTTCAGAGCTTCCTGCCTCATTAGATATATGTGTTTTACCGGCTGGTAGCTCACTGTCTAATTCTTGCATTCTAAAATGGAATCCGGAAGAAAGTGTAGTATCTGATTTTACTCTAAGAGAGATTAAATATCTTGCATCAGGGTTAACTTTAAAAGCTGGCCATCCGGCTCCTATGCTATTATCTGTAGAGCTATATATTTTTAACTGAGTTTTAGCAGCATCTGCATAAGAAATATTTGATGTAGTAGAACTTCCATAAACAGCTTTAATGCCTCCTGGTCTACCATCTAAACCTGCAACTGTAAGATCTGGGTTAAAGTTTACTGCTCCAGCTCCTAGTATGTCAGCTTGATTGATTGTATTATCTTCAGTTAAATCTGTTGCACCTACTCTTACTGTACCTTTAAAAAATGCATCACTTCCTGTTACAACAAAACTTGGAGAAAATATACTACCCTGTTTAAAGTCGATAAACATACCATCATCAGAATAAATTTCTGATTCATCTGGTCCGTCATAGTTAGTGGATACTAGCGCATTCGCTGCTATAAGGTTGGTAACGATTGCTTCATTACCTATATAAGTTGTATTATTACTAGAATTTATTGCATCAATTGCAGCCATTGCTCCTAAACTACTACTTAAAGTAGCTACAGAAGCGCTAGACTCTGATTGTAATGAACCGGTTGCTACATCTAAAGCTGCTTGTGCTGTTTCTTCAGCTGCTGCTTGGGCTTGAGAAGCAGATAATGAAGCCGTTAAGGCAGTTTGATCTATACTACCTTCTAATATACTAGAAGAAGCATTTAAATTACTAGTAGCAGTATCGATAGCACTAGAACTTGCTTCTGCTGCTGAACCGCTAAGGTCTGTATGTGATGCTACATTACCTGCTGTTACTGTTATTGAACCTCTAATTGTTAGAGATTCCTCTGAGGCATCCCATTTTAATTGATCCCCTAATGAGAAGTCTCCTGTGTTGTCTAAATAGAAGCCGGTTGAACCACTGTAGTAGTCACCATCTCCTACATATACCTTATTAGATTGGATTTGAACTCCTCCTATATCACCGGCTGTAGCTCTGATTGTTCCTTTGACATCTAGGTTTCCTGCTGCACTATCCCACGCTAAGTAACCTCCTGTAGATCCGGTAAGGAAGAAATTACCGTTATTAGCCATGAAAGTTTTCCATTCATTATCTTTATAGAATCCTAAATTAGTAGAACCTAAATAAAGACCATCAGATGAAGATACAGGTACTTTAACCAATCTACCTCTATCGTTTGTAAATACTCTATCATCTAATAATTGAGTAGTACTAGCAAACGAGCCAGAGTTAGTAGCAATAGATGCAGAAGCATAATCTACTGATTCACTATAAGCATTACTTGCAGATACCGACCCTGTAGCTACTGCATTTACTCTTGCTTCTTCAGCAGCATTAGATCCTGAAGTAACTGCATCTGCTACGTTTGTAGTAGTAGCAGCATTACCTCCAATAACATTAATATCACCTGACACAGTTAATGTACTTCCATCCCAATAGATATATTGCGGTGATGCAACTCCTGTTCCTGTCCCTACTCTAAATTTACCTTCTCCATTAACATATAAACCGGTGTTAGCAGTTTCTGTTATATTAGTAGCTGTTGTACCAATTCTTATCGAACCGCTGTCGAAAGAACTAGAGATAATCATGTTATCGGTTTTTAATCCGAAATCTTCTACTCTTATTTGAAGATTACCATCATCTGCGTTATCTAAAGTTAGGTAGTTATTTTGACCGCCTACTTTAAATGCAGCGTTTGTATACCAGTAGTTATTATTATTAATATGAATACCATCGTTAGACCCTTGAACATCTCTACCAATAGATACTTTTTGTCCTGTTTCTATTCCTCCTTGTACAGTTGCTACATGAAGTATACCTGCTATTGAACCTGTTTGTGCAGTAATAGTTCCTCTAAAGAATCCATTTTCAGTATAAATACCAAATCCTGGTTCATCATCTCCATAAAGGTAAGGTGAAGCTAATCCGCTTAAATCACCTAATCTAGTCTTTAAAGATAGGTCGTAAACTCCTGATCCAGTTCTTTCTACTATATCTATAAACGGAGTATACAAATCATTTGGATTTGCATTGGCTAAAATATACCCAGAAGATACATCTTGTATGTTTGATAAGAACCAAAAATCTATAGCTGAGTTAGTAGTATCGGTTGCTGCGCTTTGAGTTTGAAAAAAGTCTTGGTGTAGCTCGATAGGGAATGTATGTAGGTCTCCGTTTACAGTTGGAGTATCATTTACCTTAAATCTTACCCATTCGTCTGTTCCATCTATAAGAGCAACAATATAACTTTGTTTATCAAATAGTGATAAGAAGCTTCCTCTATCTGTTCCATTGATATCAGTATCGTAAACTTGCAGCGATGTAGAACCTGTTATGTTGGTAGTTATGTGAGTAGAGCCACTTAAGAATTTATACTCACCGTTATCATCAGGAGTCCCGGTAACATTATATTGATAAGGGAATTTATCATTATAGTCAGTACCGGTTGCGAATTTACCAGTTGAGACAAATACTTGACCTTCGTTATAAGGTTTAGCTTCGGAAACTAATCCAGCTAAAAATTCTCTATCTAAATCTATCTTTAACACATCATCCCCCGCATTATGAGGTGCTGGTTGTGTATCGCCAAAGTCTCTAATTACATTTAAAGAAGCTGAAGCGTCTGTACCAGAGCCGGAAATTCCAGTAATCTTCATTCTTTCATCTCCGATTTTAATTACATCTTGTATAATTAAAGATCCCGTACTATCGATAGTTATAGTACCGCTTTCACCTGTTCCTGCAGTTGGCATAGCTATATCAGAGCTAAGAACTGAGATTGAGCTAGATATTGAAGACGGGCCTATTGAACCATATTCTCTTCCTACGTAAAGCTCTCCTGCTAGACCGTCTGGGTCTATAGCTGGATTACCAGATCCTGATATTGAACCTGTAATATATGATAAAGTAGGATCTTCGCTAAATCTTTTAGAACCAGTCACATAAAGGTATTCAACAGAAAAGCCAGTATCATCTACTTTCTTAGCCATTAATATTTCTCCTCTAGCAAAACCACTTGCGTTAGCAACTGACATTGTAGTATCGGTAGCGGACATAGTTACTGAACCGGCTAATACTACACTACCACTTCTTAAAGCTTGTAATGTAGTTCCATTTGATACCATTAATTGTCCACCGACAACGTTAACAGATTCTTTTTCAAATACTGTTGTTCTCAGCGTTCCTCTAACTCTTACATTTTCAAATTCAGCGGAACCATTACCTAGAGTATCTAATCTATATCCTTTTAATCCGCTTACAAAGTCAGAGGATTCTATTCTTCCTGATGAATGTAGTACTAATCCTGTCTCACCTTCTGCATATTGTCCACCGAATCCAGAATTAGGAATAGATCTAATTTGAGTATTAGTAACCTCCCATCCTGCTATTTTATTTCCTTGTTGTCCGAACATTGCAATGGAAGAAGATATATCTGTCCCTTGTCCGTCAAATATTTTTAATCCGTATAAGTCTCCTGCAGCATTAGATATTTCTCCTAGTCTAATTATTTCTGCTGAACCTGTATCGTAAATTTGTATGCGTTGAGTACTAGAATCTATGTCGATAAAATTCGTGTCTAACTTAAATACCTCTGTCTTAATATCAACACCATTGGTTGAATCAAACCTTACGTAGTTAGTATTATCTTTAGTTAGGTCCAGGGTAGGAACTGTGTTGTTCATACCTATAATAATACCTGCAGTAGAGTCCTGGTCAAATGTTGTTTTTGATCCCATACGGATAAAGTTATCCGTTGCACCACCCTGTATTACTACTTTATTAGCTGAACCGATATCTATACGAGATATATCTCCGTACATTACAATATTACCTTCTCCAAGTGACATAGATGCTTGAGTAGAAGATAATTCTATGTTTGTAGCGTCTAATTCAAATCCACTTGTAAGAATATTAACATTGGACCCGTCATACTTAATAAAGTTTGTTGAACCGTTACCGGCATAAAATCTAGGAGTGCCTGAGTTTTCCTGTAGCTGAATACCCTTAGAGGCAAAGGATGCACTGTGGATTGTTATACTACCGTCAGATGAGTCTATTATTAGATCATCTTTAAATATTCTAGATGAGTTAATTTCCCATCCTGCTATTTTACCTCCGGTAAATAATACAGCTGAACCAGTTATATCACCGCTTCCCTGTACTATAAAATTATTAGAGTTAATAAATGTACCAGCATTTGTTGGTGAACCACTTATAAAGATACTAGAAGCAAATGCTCCTCCGGGTCTAGAAACTAAAACATCATCTTTAATTTCAAATCCTCCTATAAGACCGGATGATGCTGTAATAGATCCTTCTAACCTTGCTCCGGAAGCAATAAGTTGTCCACTAGAAGATACGGCATATGTAGAACCAAAATGTTGATAGAAAGGGTATCCCTTACTCTCATCTGGTTCTAAAGTAATATAGTATTCATCTGCTAAAAGTCTAGATGAAACTCCAACTGTTGATCCAGGGGCTTTATTTTTATCGTATAAGGAAGAAGAACGAAAATCTATTACTAATGTACTTCCTGTAATTTGTCCATCTCCAAGAAAAATATCTGCTACACTACCTCCATCAGTAAGGAAGTTACCGAATGCTTCGGAACCTACAGATATATCTTGTTCTTCACCATTAGCCTTATAAAGTACTAATATGTTATTGTTAAGTGAACTTGAGTAATAAAACGATCTAAAATTCGCATCTACCTCTTCATGAGTTAGAGGTTCACCTTTAATATCTCTAAACGTTAAAGCCATCTATTTTCTTTAAATTAAGTTAACTAGGCTCCTGTATACATTATATAAGAAAGAGCAAAGTAAACTGGTATATTGTTAGCAGAACCTATAGTATGTGTATGACTACCATCTGCTGGTGTATTAGCATTTGTTGTTCCATTTCTATAATAAACCCAATCGTTGTCGTTATCTGAATCTCCACTACCTCTATAGTTAGTAGGTCCGACATAATCAGCACCTGTTATAGTTCCTGAAGAACCTTGTCCTGGGTTAGAAGATTCTATGTAATATGAATCTTTATAAGTATGGGTATGTGCAGGTATCTGTCCAGCAGTTAAAGTATGTGCACCTGTAGTGCCTCCATGATCATGAGTATTACTACCTCCTGTACTTCCTGTCTGGTAAGTATTACCTGCTCCTATAATAAACCTATCTGTAAGGTTTGGTGTACCACTAGTACCGTCACATAAATGCCAACCTGCAGGTATAGATGAATCATTACCTGACCACATTATTATTGCTCCAACAGGAACAATTCCTGCTGATCTATATTTAACTTGATTAGATTCTAAGACTAAAACGTCATAACTAATTCCTGCTGTTCCTTGTCCTATATTTGATAATCCAACAGTTCCATCAACGTGTAATCCTCCTGAACCAGAAAGTGCAGAGTTAACATTTAATGAACCTGTAACTGTTGCGCTTCCCCCTATATTTAAATTTCCTGAACCGGTAATACTACCGCTTACAGTTAATGTATGATCAGCTATAAAATTATTATCTGATATAGCTACTGAACCATCTGCTCTGAAAGAAGCTACATTTATATGGTAAGCAGCATCATGACTTCCAGTTGCATATCCACTTAGTATACTAAAGGTATCTTGTGCATTCCCTATACTTCCTGTTTCTGTTTGAATTCCAACAACAACGTGTCCGCCATTTGGTCCTTCTATAAATAAACCTCTAGAATTACCAGGTAAGTTTTGAGTTGTTACATTATTCTCTATTCTAGTATCAGAAGAGTTAAAACTACCGATTAATGATCTGTAAGAATCAGATAAGATATTTCCTACTGCTATACTACCGCTAAAGTTATAATTACCTGCTGAGGTATCTGTAGTATTAAATCCAATATCTCCATTACCTTTTAATCTTAATACTTCATCTGTATTGCTAGTTTTGAAAACTATATCTGAGTTATCGTTATCTATATTGTGTCTAATAATCAGATCGTCACTTCCTTCATCTATAAAGATAGAGGAGGAAATACTTGCACTAATAAGTCTTAATTCTGATTCGTTTAATATTACACTACCGTCATAAACATTAATTCTTTCTCCTGCATTTACAGTTGCAGTACCAATACCTAGGGCATTGAAAGAGCTATCAAAAATAAAATTTGATGAAGCTCCAAAGTTTCCTGAGTTATTAAATTGGACTTGTTTATTAGCACCTGCAACGCCAGAAGTAGATCCTGAAGCATCTAAGGGTATTGATACAGATGAAGGTCCTTGAATAGAGCTCCCTGTATAATGTAATGTAAGTGTACTGTTGGTATTAGATAAAGATGCAGAATAAAAAAATGAACTTAAGTTTACGTCCATTTCATTGTAACTTAGTGCTGCTCCTTTATTTACTCTGAGTGTTATTGCCATGGTTATATATCTAGTTTTACTACAATAGTTGTATCGTTATCAGGCGATTTAGGTACCGGTTGACCAAGCTTCGCTACTGCTATTAACTCATTAGTATCGTTATATAGCCCTACAGTTGTCATATAAGGCTTAAACATACTACCGGTTATTATATCTGCTAAAGATCCACTTGTATCTTTTAATGCAGATGGATTTTGTGTAAAATTATATTCACTTTCTTTAACTCTACAATGGTAGTTATATGTATAAATAGGTTGAGAAGATTTCCAAGACAGACTACCACTAAAGTAATTTCTGTAATAATCTCCTACTGCAGGGTTAGATATAATAACTAGTCCGTGAGAGTAAATAATATTTCCAACTACTCTTTGAGGGAGAGAAGAAGAAAGGATTAAATTTCCGTTTCCATCATCTATAAGGTCTGTGTCATATTGATCTGGTCCGCCAACTATAAACTCTTCTTCAAGTTCATTAACATAATCTCCTTCATTATCTATATAATCTCCGTCATCAAGTATATCGGTAGAGCCGTATAGAGTTTCTACTTCTTCAAAAAAGCTTTCAGAAACAAAGTTACCAGATGCATCAGATGCAGTAAATATATAATTAGATCCAGATCCTTCTATGTCTGGTGATATACGTACACTACCGGGTTTAATGTGTAATCCAAATAAATTTTGAGGAATAGAGATAACGGTAAATTCTGACTGTGCTCTTCTTTGATTTTCGGTATAAGAACTTTGAAGATAATTTTCAAAAACAGATCCAGTCAGCTCTTGAGAGCTAGTAGCTGGTAGACCGTTATGAAATCCTGAGTAATATAGATGGTGAATACTATTATAAACTAATCTAGAGTAGTGTTCGTAATTCGTTCCTAAAAGTCGAACATCACTGCCGCTAGGAAGAAAATCTCCAGACCCAGATATACCTACATATGTTTCAACACCATAGTCATCATGCTGACTTCCACTTACTATAAAGCTTTTATGAGCAGTATAGGTGGTTATAAATGCATCTTGTTTGTTGAATTTTTTGTAAGCGCTCATTCATTAATAGTCAAGTTTGATTCTAACTAGAGCTTCTTTAGTAAAATCTTTTAATAATGGTGAAGATAATTTAGCTACTGCTAATAGATCATTATTTTCGTTATATAGTCCAACTGATGTGATATAGCTCTGCGGGTTATTAACCATTACATCATGTCTCAATTCTCCTGAGCCTGTAATATTAGAAGGGTTAGAAGAGTAATTAAATTCACTGTTTCTAACTCTAACGAATACGTAATTAGAAGAAATAGTTTCTTCAGAATTTAGTTTAAAAGAACTCCCACTTATTATAAGATCAGAAAAGTTTATATTGTTTCTACCGTTTTCAAAAGACGATCCTGTATTGAAAGAAAACTGTGTTAATGTTTCTGCAAATGCAGTAGGGTTTAAAACTAATATACCTACGTCAGGTAAAAACTTTCCGTATGAACCGAATGATGTACTGTATCCTGTACCTCCATCAAAAGAAGAACCGTTTGAACCGCTTATGATTTCATAAACTCTACCAGCATCGTTAAATGTTATAGAACTAACATCATTAGAATTATCAGTTAAATGTATATCGTTTGTACCGTCGTTTAAGGTTAAGTTTAAAGTTCCTGGTAGAATTTTTTCTTTATATCTAGCTCTATCTACTGATATTACAAAAATACCTTTAGTAGAAGGTGAACCTCCAAAGCTAAAATCACTATCTTCGTCTCCTAGTACTAGCGATCTATATTGACCGTAGATAGTAGAAGAAGGTGATTTACCTGCAACGTTACTATTATAATCTGTTGAACCTACACCTGTTGAGTTACCGTATGCTACAGAAAACTGTATAGCTGCAGAAGCAGAAGTTGCATTAGCGGATGGATCTTGATGATATAAATCTAAATAGTAGTCTCCTGATGTACCTGCAACTTGCGTTGATGATGTATGAAATGAAGTTAATTCATAAGTGTCAGTTGACCATACCGTTGATGATATTGAATCAGCACTTACTACTACGTCTTCGTTATCGAATCTTTTGAATGACATATCTTATTAATTGTTTACTTTAGTTACTGTTACAGGAATAGTAATTCTAGCTCCTGAATCTCTACCTATTAATGTAATAGTGGTTTGTAGTTGAGATCTAGAAGAACCGAATAATGTGTTAACTGTAGTAGCACTGAGGTTAATAGTTGTTCCGATTACTGTCTTAGATACATTAGTACCTAAAGTAGTTTGTGTATTTAATCTTTCTGCTTCTGCTGTTTGAATACCAACACCAGAAAACGATGACATAAGTCTTGCGTCTGCTATAGTTGCTGTATACCCACCTGATTCAAATGTTTGTGAAGCACCTAGATAGTTTAAAGTTTGAGGAGTAATCGCAAGAGATGCTCCTTGTTTTAATGTTATAGAAGCATATCCTGCCTCTAATATAGGAAGTTTTGCTGTACCTCTTGGCAGAGTAGCAAGCTTATATTTCATTACCTGAGTCTCATCAGGGAAAGCTTCCAGTAGTGGCATGTTTTCAATAGCTTCGCCATAGTAAGCAGAACCTGAAGGATGAGTTGGATTATAAAGTGTATAATCTATTTCATCATCAGCTAAAGCAAATTGTGTAATTTTAAAAGAGCCATCTCCTCTTGCTAGAAGCTCTCTTCCTTTCTTTGTTAAAATTGCGTCGACTGTTACGACGGAGTTATTTAAGTATCCCATTTGTTCTTATGTTATATTATATAAATATATGAATTTAATCTTTTATATACTACATTCAGTTATACTACCTGATATAAACCCTGTATTATCAACTGTTAGTACATTTCTATTATCTTTTACCCAAATTTTTCTATTGGTTAAAGGTATTACTCTATTTTCTTCTATTTGAAATATTCTACTTCCCGATACAGGGGTATCTGATATTCCGGTAAATAGGAATGTATTTAGATCTCTATCTGATAAAGATTGAGAGCAAATAAAATTATCATCTGAACCTGTTAGGTAAGAAGCTGCTTTAAAAGGTTTTCCTGCTATGGCTGGATCTATTCCACTAAAGTCTTCTGATGTAGTTTCGGTACCTCCGTATCTAGCATTCGTATGTCCTGTATGTGTGTAATTTGAATCGACTACATCTGCTAGGTCTGCTGAACCTGAAATAATAGCATTATAATTTGTAGGTCTTACTGGTGCAATACCACTATCTGCAACAATAGTATTCCCTTCTAGTCTATCTACTTGGAATTTAAATTTAGATGTTCTGTTGATAGAAGCATTACTTATTAACGCATTATATTCGTTATTTCTAAATTGCTCAGGTAAATAAGGGTTAATTATTACAGCACTGTTAGTACTATCCGATACTGTGTTAGCATTTATATCAATCGTATTAAAGTAGTAGTATGTGCTCTTTTTAGAGCCTGCCTCTACTATTAGATTACGAACATCACCGGTATCAACAGGTATTTTTATTTCCTTTAATTCATTTAAAGACAAACTTATATCTTGACCATTACTAGATGTTCTACTAACAACTATAGCTTTAATCTTCTTTACTCCATTTACAGTTCTTTGAAAGACTCTAATTTCTCCTGTTTGAGGCGCTATGTTTTTAAATTGTTCTAAATTAGGCATATCTTATAATTATTGTTGTCCTCCATCAAATCCTGCTTGTTGAATTAACATTGTTCTTGTTATTCCTCCACCTGTAACTGATACAATTGCTGTTCTAGCTTGTATATGTACATTTCCATCTAGAGTAATTAAACTGCTGTCGTTATTAGATCCAGATGCTGTTCCGATACCTACCCAGTTTTCAGTACAAGATACAGACCAATTTACGTTTGAAGTTATAGTTAATGTAAAGGTATCAAAAGTACCATCACTATTTGAATACGAGGTCGGTGAAATAAATAAGTACGCACTAGTATAGGAAACTGTATCTGTAGCAGCTGCGCCAGTATTGTTCGCTAAGTCTCTTAAAGTAACAGAAGCTGTTAGTGTACCTGAGTTAAGTCCGCTAATATCTACTCCTAGTATACTTTGAGAAGCATTGCTACCAATTAGTGCCTGACCTTGTACCTGTGTACCTCCCCCACTTGAATTAATTGTATAGTTAATTACACCACCCGTTGTATTAGAGGTTGTAGGTATGTTAGTTAATGCAAGTGTAGCATTTGTACCTGAAGTGGATATAACTACGCTATGTCCTGCAGGTGCAGTAGCGTCTTTGATGATTGTGTCAAATACATTCGTACCTGGGTTACCTGCTGTATCTTCTAAGGATGCGCTAACCTCTATAGCACCTTCACTAAGGCTACTCATATTAATGTTAATAGATTGAGTAGCAGCATTAGTAATAGTACCTGTTTCTTCTACTTCTATACTACCGTCTGAAGCTGTTACATAATAAGTAGCATTTAGTTCACCGTCATATATGTAAGCAAGTGTGCTACCTACAGTACTAGCGTTGGTATAGGTTCTATTATATCCAATAACGTCTAAGGAATATCCTGTAGGAGCAGTTGTATCAAAAGCTCCACAATTAGATCCTGTTCCAACTGTTCCTTGATGTATTCCTGAACCTGAGATTTGTATTACTATATTAGATCCGTTTACCACTCTCCATTGAGCATTACCGTCTAAAGTGTTAATACCGTTTACATCAGTATATATTATATCACCAACAGCGGGTATAGAACCTGCTCCATCGTGGTAAAATGTTTGATAAACAGGTGTAATACCGCAAGCTAATTCGTCTGTAGATGTTGCTGTATTAGACATTTGAAAAGCTGTAAAGCTAACATTAGATTCTGATACAAATGTTATATCGAACTGTAATGGTGGTTGATTAACTTTCTTAAATATATTAGCTATATTTAATTCTCCTGAACTAACAGTTAAGTTACTTCCGCTTAGCTCTCCGTCATATTTAGGTCTATCGTTGCTAACTATTCTAAATAATGATCCAGACTTGGTAGCTATAGATTCTGAATATGCTGTTGAATATGTTTTAGATCTATCACTAAAGATACCTCCTTCAGATCCAGTCGCTGAGCTTATTTTTATTTCAGCTTCATAACCTTGATCTGGTCTAGTACCTGTAACTGTAGGGGTCTTAGCTTTTGATCTGTTTAAAAAATTAGGTTTAATTATTATACCTGTATCGATAGATGATCTAGCAGGTGTAAAGTCTTTTATCATTTTAAATAAGACATTATCAAAAAACTTTATTAATCTAATAAAATCATTTAATTGGTACTTATTTATACTACCTAAAATTTCATTTGCCTTTCTCTGTAAAGATTCATACTTAGTAGAGTTAAACTCTCTAGGATCTCCTAAATAGTCTCCTATATTAAAATCAGAAGATAAGGTGCTAGTAATATATTCGTTTATAGCATCGGAAGGTGAAAAACCTATCTCTATCCTATGTATATCTTCTGTATATGTTGTTTCAGGTTTCTTAATTGAAGCAAATTGTGATAGAGTACTACCGCTAATTATGCTACCTGAGTTTTCTATTCTTATTTTATCTAATGAGCTAGTAACATTTTTTTCATATCCAACAAACTTTTCTCCTTCTATATCTCCTCCTCCGTAAAGTTTTATATCTAATATATCAGCCGGTATACCAAAACAGTTAATCAATGCTCTCATTCCTCTTTCTGTACCTTTAGATTTAAGTAGTAGAGGTAAATTATGATAAATACGTTTATATATTTCTCCTGTATAATTAGTTATAGCCACAGGTTGTGAACCTTGTACAGCATCTGTTACAGTTACATAGTTATTGATTATTTCTCCTTGACTTCCACTTTGGTATCCTTCTCCGGTAAATAATTTAAATATTTCACTTAAAGAGTTTTCAGAATTATATAACCTTACTCCAAAGTTTTTAAGTACTTCTTCTACTAAGTCTTTAGATATTCCTACGTTAAGTCTATTATCATTATCGTATTTATCAGTTACAGCTTTAGTGTAAATGTATATATTATCAAAATGCTGTCCTAGCATATGTGCGAACAGAAGAGCAGAATCATTATTAGAATCCTCTCTAATAAAAGAAGGAATAGCATTAGATAAAGCACTATAGTTAGTAGAATCAAATGCGGAGGCACTTGCTAATTGATTGTTATACCATGATTGAGCTATATTATTAGAGCTAACATAATTAGTATGAGGTTTAGACGTCGTACTTTTAGGCCAAGAGAAGCTTCCGCTTTCATAAAATAGTTGTTTCTCGTAATGATCAAAGTTATTTACTACTCCTCTTATTAATGATTCATAATAATCTCTACTTCCTGATATACCTGTTAGGTTATATGAGCTATCGTTAATTAAAGATAAGCTATTTTCATAACTGTTTATTAGATCTAGCTTATATTTAAAGTTTCTTAATCTTTCTTCAGCAGAAGAGAATTGTATAAATGAATCATAAGAAGAATAATCTATACTTAACTGTGCTCCTTTATCGTTAAATAAGGAATATGCTTCATAATAGCTGCTAGAAATAGGGTAACTAAATAGCTCATCGTAATTTAGATATTTCGACGGGATAGAGTAGTTAGGATCTGATTCTATATTAAAGTTAGCTTCTCTTAATTTAGGGTATACTACTGGCTCTTCTTCTGTTTCTGAATCTATTTCGTAAAATATAGAATCTGATACTTTATCTACAACAAAGAAGGTATCTTTAACTGTATGAATTTGAGGAAGAGGTTCATATAATTTTATAGCTAAGGCTAAATTACCTTCATACTCTATTACATCTACATTTAATCCTATATATAAATCGTTTTTAAGAAAATTTAATCTAAATTCAGAAAAGAAGTTTTCATCTTCTAAATTAGATTTTATTAAATCTGCTTTATTAACTAATTCTTCATCTTCTAAAGCAGTAGAAATAGCAAGTATTTCTGTTCTATCAGATGATATCTCCTCTATAAAAAACTGAACTCCTTCACTAGTATCTGAGAATAAATCTCTTAGGAAGTGGTATAGAAGCTTAACGTCAGTATTTCCGAAGCCATATAAATCAGCATCTTGTATCGGGTTGATATATAGATTGGATGTACTAGAGTCACCTGGTTCAGGAGAGTCTAAGACTTTTTCTGAGTTATATTCATAGTCAGAGAATAGAAGTGCGTTACCGGGAGAGTAGAAATGTAACTCTACATTATCATTCTCAGTATCAAACAAAGAATTTACCTCATAGCTATCTATAAGCTCCTTGTCTTTATCAGAGAATTTTTCAAACTCCGGTAAGGAATTTGGATTTCTATCTATAATTATATTCTTAACTTCTGCCATGCTTTATATTAATAGCTTTTTAAAGGAATTAATTTAAACCTTAAAGCTTTATTTTTATCTTTTGCTAACGATCTTTTACCTAGTCCTGTATCACTACCTACAAAAACTTCAACTCTCTGCTTTAAAGGTGATTCATTAAACCCTGTTGCAATTGTTTCAAGTTCTAAATCTTTAAATTTAGATCTAGCTCTCTTTAATAAGTCTATCATTTTATTAGTATCTCTCTTATCATCTAATCTTTTCTTCTTTCTTTTATTTCTAGCTCTTGTACTAAGTTGAATAATGTCAGTCATTATTTCGCTATTATCGACAGATATAAACTGTACAACGCTATTGATCTGTTGACGTAGTTTGGCATCTGCTTCAGCTTTTTTAGATACTGCTTCTGCTTTAGCTGATTCTTCTTTGACGGTATCTTGAGATATTTGCTGTGTTTGTAAAGATGCTATTGTTGCGTTAGCAGCTTGCAATTGAGATTCTAAAGAAGAAATCAGGGTTGCATTTTCGAAATCTAATTCTCCTCCACCAGCTGCTTCAGTTTCTAGCTTTAGTATGGTACTATTAGCTGTGAGGAGTTGCTGTCTTAAAGAACTTATCTCTTCTAAAAGAGGTTGAATATCCTCAGTTTCTCTTTCTAGATTATAAACTTCTAAACTTCTTCTAACTATATATTCATGAGAGTTTCTTTCTCCATTTACTGGCATAGTAAAGTATAGTGCTTCATAAAGTCTAAAAAGCTCCTCTACTGTATCTGTGTCTATCACAGGTTCTGGCTGTGTAAACGTAGTAAAGTTTCTTTTAATAACTTTATAAAACTCGTCTTTATTAAAAACGGTTTTTTTAATTTCTACTTTCTTATCCATTTCGTACTACTTTGAATACCTGGTTATTATCTATAACGTTTGTATTCCCGTCAATTGTAGTTTTAATTAATAGTCTATAATATCTTTCTGGCTGTAATCCATCCATATATACGTCAAAGTAATTAGATGTACTATCAGCACTAATTTTAGTAAATGTTGTATCGTAATCTACAATCATTTCTTCTGTATTTTCATCTCGTATACCCCAGTAAGAAGAGGTTGGCAGTAAATAGTTTGTCGTATAAACTGAAGAGGTAGTAAATGTTCTTGTAGGGTATTTCGGTCTAACATGAACTCTAAATCTATTTTTACCTTCATCAGTATACCTATCCTTAGCGTTTCTAATAGTAATAACTGCTTCTGGATCTGTAACTGTATTTAATGAACCGGTAGAGTAACTAAAATCATCCCATTTTAACTCTAAATAAGGAGGGTATGTTGTATTAGTATCTGAGCTATAAAATTTCAGCCTTATAGAAGAAGTTAGATTATTTTCTATAGTATCATCCAGCTTCACTACAAAACCATTATTATCTAATGATTCACTATAATGTAGCTTGATAGTGTTTGTAACGTCTAAATTTAAATCGTGATTCGATGTTTTAGTGTGAGACTGTGATGCTTCTAGGTTATAGTCAACTGAAGCAGTATACCATGCTGTACCTCCTTTTGCTGCATCTAAGAAAGAAGCGGTAACGTAAGTATCGTATGACCCTGTGTTCCATATTTGAGAAACACCTGCTTGAGTATAGTTCCAGCTACATCCTGATTTATTAATTGGTAGATCTCCAAACTTACCTATTCCTTCATCCCAACTTTGTGAGATTGGATATCCGTAAATAGTATAATGTTTTGGAAGCTCATTAGCATAAGCAAGAAACATTTTTAAGCTAGCTGAGAAATCAGTACCGGTTCCTGCTTTATTATTTAATGTATCTTGTATTTCGTCACTACTGAATTGTATCAATGCACGAGAAGTTTGTCCTGCAGTTGATGTAAAATATCCAGCAACTTCTAATATTTCATCTCTACCTAAATTGGCTACCTCTTTTTCAGTGTAGATGAAAGTATCTTTTTCGGGAAAAATTCTATATATTGCCATCTTATAATGTTGTTACTCGTCCTTGAATATCTTGATCTAAAAACTTAACTTCAAATACCATAGGGTCATAAGAAGGGTATACTATATTTCCTTTCGTAGCTCCTTTTATGTCGTATGCGTAATGAGAATAATTACCTCCTACCTTATTAGTAATCTCTAAATTTTGTACAGTCTGTACTCCTTTTACTCTATCTAACGTTGTAGATATTTGAGCAAGATTTATAGGCTCGTTTATAGCCCAATTAGATATATTAAAGACTTCTTTTAATTTATTGGTACAGTTCAATAGTACATCTCTACCGTTATAGTTTGGTCTAGTTAAAATATCAAACTTAATACCTATATTAACTACAAATGCATCTTTTATAGTTACTGCATCTGTTAAGATCATATACTGTGATAAGTATTTTCTTAAATTTTCCTTTAAGTTAGAGGTTGCTAAAGTAAGATTTTTATTTACATCATATGCTAAAACATACATTGATAGAGCTAATGGATTAGAGTCTAATATAGAATCAGATTTATTATTATTAGAAACTAATTGATCTTGAGTTACATGTGCCTTAGCTATAGTACCGAAAGTTGAAGGTAAACTTAACGCTCTAACAGCATAATCCTGGAGTGTTACTGATCTTCCTTGCTCGTTAAATGCTCTAAAAGTATTTTCTCTTATCTCTTCTACAGTGTCTCCGTCTCTACCTCCTGTAGCTGCTCTAGGATTATTAAACGATAATGTACCTTGATAGGTAGTGTCTGAAGCAGTAGAGGTAATTGATGTTTGAGTTTGTATAGTATTAGCAGGTACATTTGCTTCGATTCCTCCTCCTACTAAGTACCTAATAGTTAAAGTTGTACTAGACGGTGCTAAACCATATGATCTTGAATATAAAAAGTTAGAAGGATCATATGCATAGTCTGTTCTAGTAATACCTTGATTTGTACCGGCTCCTACGTTTAAAGGGTCGGGTAAGAAAGTTGAATCGTCATTACCTGATATACCGGCTCCAAATTGTATAGAAAGTTGACCTTGAGAGTTAAACCTAGTAACGAACCTTCTAGGTACTCTCTGTAGAGAGGCTAAATAGGGTACTACATTAGCATCTGATTCTGAGTTAGAAGTTTCTACTACTATAGTATCTTGTCCTAAAAACGGTACTTCGTACCAAGTGTTGTTACTACTATCAGTTATATCTAATACTCCTATGATATTTTCATCTTCAATAGTAATTGTATTAAATTTTTCTGCTGTTGTATATGTTTGAGTAGATGTTTTTATCTCTCCTGAAAAAGCTTTTACTGTTTTCTTTAAAAGGAACTCAGCAGGATTACCGTTTGATAGAGAATTAATAGTTATCTCTGTAGGATCATAAGAGCTAGAGTATGCAAAATCTATTTTTTTATCTACGATAAAATTAACATTACCGGAAGATAATTGAGCATTAGCATTAATAGTAAGTGCCTGTTCAAAGTTTGGTTCGTAGTTAGAACCGGATGCTGCTACTCTTTGAGTAACCTCTATGTCTACTTCTGATACTGTTGTAGTTTTAGGTCTATATCCTAGCATATAAGCCATGTTATATAGGTTGCCTGGGTTTTTAGCGTACTGCAAGAACGTTTCTTGTAGCTGTGTGTCTTGGTAAAATGATAATATATCACCTACATAAGCGGCCATCTCAATAAACATTACCCCTGGGGATGTTGGTGAGAAGTCGTTGTATGTATCAGGAAAGTAGTTTTTTGCAAACTCTGTTAATTGAGTTTTAAAATCACCGAAATCCCTGTTGATATATTTTATCTCTCTTTCTTCTGCCATTACTGTTGAAAGTTAATAATTAGTTCGTCTTCTATATTAGTTTCTGATACTGCATATTTAAGTGCTAACGTTACTGTGTTATTATCTGTATCAGATCCGATTTTTAAATCTGTTAAAATAACTTGAGGAAAATATAAATATAATCCTTCTTTTATTATGCTCTCTAATCTATCTTGTGTATCAGAATTAATTTGTTCAAAAACTACAAATCGTAACTCAGAACCAAAAGCTGGGTCGAAATACTTCTCTCCTTTACCTGTTAAAAAGTAATTAATCATATTAGCTTTTAAAGCTTCTTTAGTTTCATAAGTAGAGTTAAAAACTGCTTTACCTGTAAAAGGTAAGTTAACTCCTATAGCCTTTCTAGGCTGTAGATCTAAAGGATTAATTTTTTTAACTTCGAATGCCATATTATAATGCTCCTACTTTCTTTTTATCTAATTCATTAGATTTTTTTAGAACTGCACCTGCTTTTTTAACAAAGCTTAATTGAGATATATCAATACCTGGTGCTGGTCCTGTCATCCCCATTTGGTTAGCCATAGAGCTAGCAAAATTAGGTCTTGATACCATGTCGGACGATGCGTTAACTACATTTCTGTATTCCTCGTTAGTCATGTTTTCTTTTGTCATCTTTAACATTTCATCTAAAGATGATTTACCTGTTTTAATATCAGGTGTTGTTTGCTTAACTATAGGTTTCTTTTTCTCTATAGGTTTTGATTCACTAATGCTAGGAGCACTAGCTGTCTTAACAGCTTCTGTAAGGATGTCTTGTAACTCCTCCTTAACTGCTGCTCTTACTTCTTCTCGTATGATTTTACGTAATTGATCGAGTTTCATATATATAAATAGTTAGGTTATGGAAGTTGATTTTCAATTCTAAATTTTATTTCATCTATTAGTACTTTTGTTGAGGAGCTAAAAGAGGATTCCCCTTTCAGTACTATAACTCCTGTTATATCTTTAACTGCAGCATATCTTTTTGGTGCAGGTAGGTTAGGTTGTTTATCTTCTAATATTACTATAACGTAATTATTACCGCTTTTTGATCTGTATACCGTGTCTCCTTCTTCTATTACAGGTGGTTGTTCACCTATCAATTTTAAGAATTTATTTCTTTGTTCTGGAGGTAATTTATTAACGCAACCTTCTAAACTAACATCAATAGAATTTAGCTTTTGTTTTACTGGTTGAATAAAAACGGTAGCATTTTGAGTCAATTCTTTAATTGCCGATTGATCTTTCTCTAGCATATCTACAAATTGACAGGATAATGAAAGCAGTTGAGCAAACTTATTAGTTACTTTGACCGGTAATGAAAATATAACTCCTCCAGTTGGTGGTGGAACACCTACAGTAGTTAATATAGCTAGTTGCTCTAATACGGTAACCGTAACCTTTGCAGATTTGATAGGAGGATCTAAACTTTCAGCAGTTTGCTTTATAGGTTCTATCTTGTTTTCAAAATTCTCTATAACTTGTACAAGATTATCTCTTATGGCTAATATCTTTTCTAACTCTTCTACCGGTGGGCAGACGTCTCCGCTTAACTGTTCTGTAATTTTATTTACTTGCTCCATTACTTTACCTATAACAAAAGCTCTTGCTTTTCCTACTTGCTGGGCAATCCATGCGGATAATTGAGATGCTGGTATACTACAGGGCATTATTCAGTAAATACTTTTTTAGATTTTAAATTAGATATACCTCCAGGGTTTAACTGAGATTTAAGGTTATCTTTTATTTGCTTGAGAGCTGAAGAACCTACGTCGATAAGTCCTGGTAGGGGATCTCCTTTAATAGTTTTAGCTTTAGACATACCGGTTGTTATTTCTATTAATACATCTAATACATCAGAGAGGTAAGTTTCCATTCTATGCCCTAATACTACAGGTTGTTTAACTTTAGAACCTGCTACTCTAGCGCCAACTCCTAGAAATATGGCTTCTCCGTCTAAACATATGTACTTGTGAGCGTCAAAATTTAAAGTGTTAGCGTTCAACCCTACTGATTCAGCAGCTGATATAAGAGCACTTTCGTTTTTAGCATTAAAAAATAATCTTCCTCCATTAATTATAACCTGACTGCCTTTATAGTCTTGGGCTGTTGCTGGTTTTTTATCGTAAGTAACTCTTTTAAAGTTAGCCTGAACTAGTTTAGAAGAGTGATCTGAAAGTAAGTATATTGAAGATGCATCCTCGTTTACATCTTCGACTATAGGTGTAAAGCTATTATCTATTAACTTCTGACCGTTACTTATAAGTGTAAGGGGCTTTCCTTGATTAGAATCATCTGTAAATGTATTGCTCTGTGCTTTATATCCACCCATTCTAATGGACTGTCCTTGTCTACCGTCTAATATAATGTCACCGGGGAAAGGTTGAAGTGGATTAATATCAACTCCTTCTTCTATATCTTCTCCTAATTCCAAGGTATCTCCTACAGGGTAACCGCTATGGTTTGGATGATTCCACATAGATACTATAGTAGTGTAGTAGGTTCTAGAGTTATTAGCTGAGCTACGTATTGACGGTGCTGGCGCTTTTAATAGTAGTACTATTTCGTTAACTAGGGGAAGAGTTCTAAATGTAGAGGTTAAAGGGTAAGCTTCTTTAAGAGCCTCTATACCTTTATCTGAATCATCAGTATTGTCAGAAAGCTTAGAATATTTTATTACACCGACTGCTTCTGAACTACCGTACTTAACGTACTCTGGATCTGTATTATCCAGTATTACTTTTTTAACTCTAGCAGGTATAAAAGACCTTAAGTCGGTATTGGTAGTATCACTACTGCCCCTAGCTAAAGGTTGAGTATTTAAATTGTAGTTTGCAGGCATTACTCTTGTTCTTCTTCTGGTTTTTCTATCTCTTCTATTTGATTTTCTATTGCTTCTTGCTCATCTAGTAAGTCTTGAAGATCAGAAAAGTCGAATTCACCTGATTCACCTTTAGCGGCCGCTGTTTCTATACGTTGTATTACCGTCGCTAATTTAATCAAATGTTCATCATTCTTTACTCCTATCTCCATATACTCCTTAATCATAGGTACAATAAGAGTGGCATCTCCTATATTCTCTATAAGAGGTTTTAACTCTCCAATCAATGCTTTTACTTGACCTTTCGTTTCTTTTGAATTGTCATATATCTCGCCAAATAGATCAGATAGAGTTTTACCTTTGAATATTTCTTTGTCTAAACTCATATCTATTTTATTTATAAATAGATTTAAGGTAAGTTATTCTTAATAAATCCTTTTTCGTATAAAGTATTATAGTCTTTATAGAACTCTTGCTTTAATACGTTTACTACTTTAGTTAAATGAGGAGTTTCACAGTCAGTCATTTCTCTAATGTAGATATAAAGAGCTTTCTTTTTAAATATTTCTAAATCGTGTCTGGTTTTAAATACTGTTAAAACAGCGTCAGCTATCTTTTTTTCGCTTTCTTTTATAAAGATATCGTCTAACTTGAGATACATATCTTCTATGAATAGATCTAGAAACTGGCTTAATGTAATACCTACCTCATTATCTAGAGAGAAGTTATTTTTAAAGCTCTGAGGAGCTTCGTCCATTGAACCTATTTGTTTAAGTTTTTTATAATTTTTATTATTATAGTTAATCAACCACCTTTTAACTATAGTACCGTAGTAAGAATATGCTTTAGCTCCATTAGTAGGATCAAATTTATCCATTTTTTCCTCATATAACATTGACACTATTTCATGTTTTAAATCTTCAATCTTGTCAACATCGGTATAGTAGAACTTAAAAGTATGTATAATATTCTCTGCTAGCTTATAGAAAGGGTAGTAAATATGTTCAGTAAAGATGTGGTTTCTGTAGTCCTTGTCGTCTGAAAGGTTATATTTTACTATGTATTCTTCTGTTTCTTTTGTAAAGTAGTTAGCTTTACTCTTCTTTCTTGCCATAATTTTCGGGGAGCATATATCGATTTAAGTCTTTTTGTATAGTTTTAATCTCTTTAAAGAAAAAACCGACCTCGTCATCTGATTGAAAGACCCCTCGTTCATCAAGCTTATTGAGTTTTTTGTTAGATTCTTTTATTATATTTGAAATATTTTGAAGATATTTAGTTTGATCTATAGTTACATCTTCATATTTTTCTACTTTTATCATAAGGTTTCTTACAATATAGGCTAAAAAAAGTATAATGGCAACTAATATTCCGGAAATTATGTAGAAGTATGTGGGATTAATGTCCATTTATAGGTTTTTTAACATATTAGATAGTCCTTGCGATGATTTTACGCTTCGTCCTGTAGAAGAAGTAGTTTTTGGACGTTTAGGCTTAGTAGATCCTCCGTTTCTTTTCCACATATCGTACTCTGCTTTAGAAGCTAAGAAGTCGGCTACATGTAAAATAGAAATAATAGAGGTTTTCTGTCTAGAACTTTCAACGTTACTGAAGAAATACGCTTCATTAGCTTTATCAAACACTCCATCGTGGCATCTTATAGCTAAAAACTCGTTTTTTGATACTTTAACTCCAAATTTCTGAAGTATAAACAAGGATCTATCTGGAATTAACATAAAATCTAGATCAGGATTGTAGGTGTACATCTCTGAAAGCTTATCTTGTCTCCATTTATCCGTTTGAGGTATATAGTTTGGAGATTCTCCGTCACCAATCTTACCTAAATCATGGAAAAGAGCTGAGAATACAAGTTCCTCTTGTGTGTAGTCTATAGTTCCACCCATTTCTTCGTAAAGTTTATGCTGTTTCACGGCATATTTAACGACTCTATTAACGTGATCTACATATCCTCCTGCAAAAGCATTGTGATACCATGTCTTTCCACTAGCAGGTGCCATAACATACGTTTCCTCCATGTGTTTTAACATAGACATCACTGAGTCTTTACGGTCGGTAATGTAATGCTCTATAATATTTAGGTGTTTATTATAGTTTTCTTGTATTTTTTCAGCATTTAGCATATTAGTCTTGAGTTTCAGTGTTAAGTAGTGATACGATTTCAGAGTTTATCTCTTTTATCTTATCTAATTCCTTGTATGAGTTATCTCTCTCGTTTCTTCCTATATGGAAGTTTAGGCCTCTTAGGGAAGAGTCTATTTTTTCTAGCTTCGCTAATATTAAATCTTTATTTCTCATATATATCTATATACTTATATATTAATTATTATTATTTTTTAATTTATATTATATCTTATTAAAATATATTATATTATATAATAATATCTATAAGATAATAAAAATTTACCGGACAAGCAACTATTTTACTATAAAGTTTAGTAAATAGTCCTTAACTATGTAGTTTTCACCGGCATCCCATAGTATTTCTACATTAACATTGATAGTATCCCCTACCATCTGAGGAGTTATAGGGCCAATTAAGCGTTTTCCATATAATTTAGGTGAATCTTTACCGTGTAAGTAGATTCTACCCGGTTGAACTATATAGACATCTTCATATTCTAGCTCTAAAACGGTTTCACTACTAAAATAAGCTTCAACCACCGGTGTCTCATTATACCACCAATACGGATCTGTCGGATCGGCCTCTACTTCTGCATAAAACCTCGGGTAATACTGCTGCGTGAAGTCTAATTCTACGTGATAATACCCATTTGCATCTTTCGGATATGGAACTTTAAACGATGCTTCACAATCTCCATTAGAGCAAACAGAAGGTTTATCGGGTTGAGAGCAGGCGTATGTAAGAATTATTAAAAAGCCTACGGCCGCCGCGCGAAACGCGCGAAGTTGCCACGAAAATTTTTTACTTATCATCTTTACCAGTATAACGTTCTCCTAATCTTTCGATTACAGCTTTCGCTTCATCTACAGTCATCCTAAAGAACTCTCTTTTATTATTAACTCTAAAGGACTCACAGTACCTATGAACTTCTTGTTCTAATTCGATACCATTGTAACAGCCAAAAGCCCAAGCTACCTCGAAGTCTTGTGCGACTCCGGTAGAGGCATTTATCTGCTTTACTCTCTTAGATGGAGCATTCTTAGTATAACCTATCTTAACCATTCCAGGTATAGTGGGGTTGGTAAGTACATATACATATTGTTTAGACGTATCTGGTGTATAAGTGAGTCTATTTGAACGTGCTGTATAGTAAGTAACGTCTTCCCAACCATCTTCTGCGGTATATCTCTCTGATGTACTGGGAGTAATAGTGAAGTATTTAACAGGAGAGTCTGTGAAGTCCTCAGTGGCTTTGATTAAACCTTCAGCTTTTTCTTTAGATATTCTTTGTATCATATATATAACCTTTATTTATACCTTAATATATGAATATTCTATCAAATATCCAACTTATACGGTAGGTTTTCCAATAAAAGTTCTTGATATTCCTTTATAGTAGCACATTTTTCATAGTATTCTATGCTTTCAAAGTAATATTTTAATGATTCTAAAGAGATAAATACACGGTCACTAGCAAAAGATTCACCGATCTTATACATATCTCCTAGTTTATCGAGTTTTATTCTAGTGAGATACTTAAATAAATTACTATAGTATTTGTATTTGATAGTACTTTTAACTTGTTTATACTGTTCTGGATATCTTTTAGTATACATCATATCCATTATATCGTAGTTTTCTAATCCTTTTAATACCATTCCCATTAGTACATAAGGATTATTCAAAGTACCTTCTACCCCGTTTTCCTTATAAACTTGCTCATCCCCTTGTTCGAAGATTGAGAATAAAGTATTTGGATCCATCTTTTGCATATATCATAAATAGTTCGTATATTATAGTATATGACAGAAACACCTATATACGAAAAAATTTGCTAAAAATTTCCCCGGTATTATTAGGTTTTTAAGTAAAAAGTTCATATATTAATTATAATATGAGAGCTGAAGATATATTATATGAAGCAGAGAAGCTAGGACAGAGAGAGAAAGTATTACAAAGGGTAAGTGAATTGCGCACTAGAGTACCCAGTATTAGTACTAATGAGGCATATGATATAGTGTGGAGTACCATAAAAGAAGAGTTAAAGACATAAAAAGAGAGCCTATAAGGCCATTTACATATAAAAACGTTCATTGACATATTAAGATCTATTAAACGCTTCATGGATGAAGGTCATTTCTATTATAAAGATAAAAAGATAGAATATGCATGGGTTGTTGGTATAATAATATATTTTTTCCTTTCAATATACATATATACTAACATACTATAATATATCTATATATATTTATATATAACCTATATCATGAAATCTAGCAGATTTATGCAAACTAGTATGGCAAAATCACGCAGGCTACCAACCCGTTAGGGAACTATACTGTCAGTGTTATATCACCGTTATAGCACCATACAGGCAATCGGCCGGCCGGCTTAAAGAGTTTCCGGAAGGAGATTCAAGACAAACTAATTTCTACTTTAACAACTATATCTTTAACTTACTCGGTATGAGGAAGGATAGAGCAAGTAGGAGGGTAGAAACTACAATACTATATAGGGGGTAGGTGAGTAATAACCATAGAGTATATACCAGCACCTCTACTATATGTACTACTATAAAACCCACAAGGCCTATGACTACAATAGAGGCCATTATATATAATATATCTTTCTTATTAAGCTTCATATGTAGATATTATATTGTTATACTGAGATACATTAGTCAATCTATGCTCTTCTTTTAACACTCCGGCCTTATAATGCCACTCTATACATTGCAATTGGTGTAGGAAGGACATCTTATTTATAACCTTTGAAGGTATAAACTCTGTCATTTGTACGTTTAAATCGTTAACTAAGTCTATTGTATTCATATCTATAACCGTTTTAATTTACCTTAATATAAGAAGAATATCTCGAATAAGCAACTATTTCACTGGTTATTTTTGTTTATATAGAGAGTTTTTTGGAAGGGGGACACACACGACTGATGTTCCTTATACATCCTCCACACACCATCCTATCATCATTCTACACAACCTATATAATTATATAAGTATATCAATATAGCTTTATATGAATATATAAACACTCGATATTATTAATAGGCTTCAATAGTATTAAGGGTTAGTCTCCTATGGATCTATATATGTAAGCTCTTCTCTACGGTATTATCTATTCAATTTAGTATCTATGTGTAGCCTCAGCCGTACACTACCTCTCAGACATTATTCCATATAATCGGCAGTACTACGTAACCCGCTATAGTGGCATAAATTCTTAGGTTGAATAGGGATGGACGGATGAACGTTAGTGAAATCCGCGCGTGACAACTTCGTTGGAGAGAGATCAACCCCCCACCCCCTCAATTCTTTCTTGTACTTATTCAATCTTTGTTTATAATTCATAACCTTATTTAAAATATTTTATATCTTTTAGCCTATAAGCTGGATTACTCCATATACTATAGAAAATAATACTGTCATAGCTAGTGATGCTGCTATTACTTTCATAGTCTCTGCTTCTTTCTTAGGACTTCTTCCTTGATTAGATCTATACTGTCGAGGCTTTACTTCACCCCATTCCTTTGTTCTACCTTGTAGAATATTAACTCTTTTACCTTTATTTTTCATATAACTATATTTAAATTCGCGCGTGGCGCCTTCGGCGGACGAGAGAGAAACGCCCCCTCGCCCTCCTCGCCATCACTAGAATAATTCTAATTGAACTGCTTGATTATCTTTTCTTTCAATCTTATAAGCATCCATAACCTTTCTAGTAGGTTCGAATCTATTATTATCCCAATCCAATAACTCTCCATCCTTAACAGTCAAAGCATGCTTGGCAACCATCACCATAAATGATCCTTTAGGATGAGATTCCATAAAGCTTTTTAACGTTTTCTTTCTCCAAATCTCTTCTCCTTTAAGCTTATATCTATTTTTGATATCAGTTTTACCAAGCTTTGTAATACTAAACTCCTTATTATCAATCTTAAGTCCTTTTCTTTCTGCCTTAGCAAACTTATTAGACATAGTTTGAGAGTTAGTACCTTTCTTAAATTTTCTACCTAACTCATCTTTACAATACTGATGAGCAGATCTATAACTGATTCCTGTAGCAGAAGCAAGACTTCTTACAACACAATCATTACGTTCCGATTTAGCTAGTTCACAATCTGTAGCTGAATAATTTGAATTTACGTTTAAATATCCCATAACCTTTATTTTTAATTTTTTAATTATACCTTAATATATGAATAATATTCCAGAAAAGCAACTATTTGTTATACTCTTTCCCAAGTTAATCCATTGTAGTTAGTAACGAAAGAATCAAGTATATTTTGAACTCTTACCTTAGTTAACTTTCTATCATAGATAGTATCTACATAAGCATCAGTATCATTATCCCATCTTCTACCTTTAGTTTTAACTTCTAAGTCAGCAGACTTACCTGAATATGACATTCTAGTAATCTTAGCTTCAACGATATTACTTACTCCAAAATCAAATCTTTCTTGAATATAAGCAGTTTTATCATCTAATATCTTGATACCAGCTTTAAGATCATCGATAATAATATCATTTCTAAAAGCTTTTCTTTGTTCCTGAATATCTCTAATCTCATTATTAACTTTATTAACAGCCTCCTGAGTCTTGCTGGTAATCTCATTATGATCTTCCCATACTTTATTCATCTCAGCAAGAATATCATCTTTATGATCTTGAATTATCATAGCATACTCACCGGATAATCTAAGTCTCTCATTATTAAAATCTGAGAAGTAATCAGAAGTAGAGTAGGTACTAATACCCATATCAGTAAATTGAGCTTCTTTAGTATCATTATCCCATCTACTATACTCTTGAACTTTAATAGTAGCTACTTCTTTAGTTCTAAAAAACTTCTTAGTAACATAGTCGTCTTTCTCTTCTGACCATACTTCTTTTTCATACTCATCACCTCTAGCAGTAATCTCCATAGATGTTCCATAAGTAGCTTGAAATCTCATATCTTCTAAGCTAGTTTCAATAGAAGAGAAGTACGATTTAAGAACTTCATTTAAAGCTTTAGACTTATTATCACTAGCTTCGTGATTCTTATTTCTTAATTTTTCTAATTTAGCTTCTAGTTTAGACTCTTTAGCTGCAAGAGTTTCGAAAATTGATTTATTGTTCATAACCTTTATTTTATCTTTTTAATTATACTTAAATATAAGAAGAAGATCTCAGACTAGCAACTATTTCCATGTTTATTTTTGGAAAAAGTTACTAAAAGGGGAGAGGTATATCTTTTTCACCTTTAGGTATATACTGAGTATTATCCAGTTTTCTATAATTCATAGAAGCAAAAGGCTGTTCACCTATCTCTTCTATATTAACCGAATCAGTACTTTTAACATTTTCCATAGCTAGTTTAACTTTAGCAGCTTCTTTCTTAGCCATATAATCATTTTCAGCATATACATAAGTATCTACTTTTACAACATATCGTTTCATAACCTTTATTTTAAATTAGTATTATATTCTTTATTGTATTCTTCTACTGTAACCCATTTATCTATTTCGTTACACCATACCATTCCATCTATAATTTTCATAACCTTAATTTTAATATACCTAAATATATGAATAATATCTCGGACTAGCAACTTTAATCACATAAAGTTTCATACTTTTTTTCGTATGTTAAATACAATTCTAAGTATAAAGTTTTACAGGTATCAGTTAAGTAAGAGTTCTGATGCTTGTTTAAGAAGTAATTTAAAAAAGACTTATTATACCTTTTAGCAGCTCTAAGCTGTGGAATATTCTTACAGCTCTCGATAATTTTAATTCCTTTGTTATAAGCTTCGGTAATGACTGGTTCTCTATTTTTCATATTTCTGTTTATAATGTTTATAAAATTTACTTCCTACTCCTAGTGCCACTATTTCACACCCTTCCGGAAGTTTAGTTCCTCTTTTAGTAATTAAATTATCAGGGCATCTAATATCTTTGAACTCTTTAACCCAAACTTTAGAACCTGATTTCTTTCTATATGCTACTGCTATTGGTGTATATTCTCTCATATTACTATTCGGTTACAATCTTAACAAATAGATAAACAAATAAACATCCCAACAACAATAAAGGAATCATACATCCTATAATACCTGGTGTTATTTTTTCTTCTTCTATCTGTGATTTAGTTTTCATATTACTTTTTAATAAATTTCAAACTATAAGTTATATAAAAATACTGTTAATGAAATTGGCCATAAAAAGATATGGAAAAACCTTTCTTTAAAAGTCCATTGCATGTTATAAGGATATTCAAGTTCATTAGTACTAAACCACTCTAACCATCCGGTCCAACAAAGTCCTATTATGATATACCACATAACTTTTCTACTTCTTTAATATGTTTACATCTTTTATGAGCTATATAACCCCAACAGTCACAACTCAACTTACCATGTTTATTCTTTTTAACTGTATAAGTTTTATCCGAACTAGCACTCTCAAAAGTCCATTTTTCCGGTTCAACAAATAACTCTTCAAATGGTTTCTTTTCTACTATGATATCCTCATAAGTAGTTTCAGGATGAACTTCCATCCAAGTAGGGGTATGAATCTTTTTCCCATCCTTGATCATAAAACCTCCTTTGCCAATATTAGAGTAAGGTACTTTATAAAAAAATCTCTGTACCTGTAAGTAAGAAGGAGGATTAGGAATACTTAACGCTCCTTCCGAGTACATTAAAACTTTTTTCTTACCGTTATAAACTTCCCAAAGTGCCATAAATTAATTTTTAAAGTAGTCCCTGTAGGAGTCGAACCTACAACCTCCTGATTCGTAGTCAGGTGCTCTATCCAATTGAGCTAAGAGACTATAAATTTGTATAAGTTACTACTACTGTTCCTAAATTATCAGAAGGAACATAGTAATCAAAATCATTTTCTGAACATATATCAATAACTATATTTCTCATAGCTTTACTATTTCCAGTAATGACTTCTATATCAAAAGAACCTAAGGCTGAAGCTGAAAGTAAAGTCTCTTCTACTTCTTCTTTTGCCATTATATGTGATAACCCATGTAAATCTAAGCTATACATAACCAATTCTTTTCTTCGTTATTAGCAGCAACCTCATATGGATGGTTATCATATCTATACCCCATCTGATAATATCTAGCCATCCATGTAGGAGACTGCAAGTAGTGCTGATATTCGTGAACGATTATTTCAGCTAAATGTTGTTCGTTTTCTACTTTAGGATAGTAAACTACTATAGAGTTAGTAATCCTATCGTATTCTGCATCAGGCATCTGCTCTCCTTCCATTCCTTCTTCTCCAGATAATCTAGCATAAATAGATCTTTCGAATTCTAAATATGGAGAACATTCCTTAAATTTACTCAAGCCGTACTTATCTATACAGTTATCTAAATACTTTTGAGCTAATACTTTTATCTCTTCTAACTGCATATTATCTAATTAAACCTTGAATATCGTTAATCCCCATCGTTTTTCTAACCTTATCGTCACCATAAGCTATCATAGTAATACCTCCAGTTTCGATAATATACTTATCCATACCTTCATACCTAATTAACTTAGCTAATGATTCTTTTACCTTACCAGAAGGAGTTAATCCTTCCATGTAGAAAACGTCGTTTACTTTTAAATCTTTAATCTTTGTCATAACCTTTATTTTTATCTTTTTAATTATACCTTAATATAAGAAGAATATCTCGGGGAGGCAACTTTAACTTGATAAAAGATGTAATGTCCAAGCTATTATTCCATTAAGCTGTAAAAGAACTAAGTTCCATTGTTTTCTTACTGCTGTCTGTACCATAACACATATAAATCCGCAAATATATAAAGGAGGAGAGATAGTCCATTGTGCTGCTACCAGAAAACCAGCTCCCATATAACCTATTCTAGAAGATAATCTTTCGATAGGAGTTAATCTTCTTTCTCTCACCATTAATCTCATAATACCCCTATACCATCTATACTCACATTTACGGCAAGTCTTTTTATACTTTGATTTATAAAACCAATCTGGTCGCTTTTCCTTACATACGTTACACTTTCTCATCTTACTTCCAGAACATTTGTATTGCTAATAATGCAAAGCAAAGTACTAAACTAATAAAAGTTTTAATATTAATACCTTCTTTAAAAAATATACCTACAAATATAGCATAAACTGCTATACCAATAGCAAAACCTATAAATCTAGCAGGCCATAATAGCCCGTTAAAAGACTCAACAGTATTCTTAGTAGCCCAAAGGTAAAAAAAAGAAATAAATAATCCACCCGAGGCTACTAAAAGTTCATTTTTTCTAAATGATTCCCAAAGGAACTGACCGTTTAATTGAAACCAAACGAGTACATGTCCTATTATAAAAAAGAATACACCTAAAAGAAGTTGTTCGGTTTTAGACATTAAAATAAAATTAATTTCTCATCACTATTGATAGCTGAAAATCTTCTAGTTATTAATTTACCTACTGGTCTTTTAGAAACTTTTTCATAAGTATAACCATCTACGATTATATGTTGCCCATCTAATACAGTATCAGCAATTCTAGCATTTATTTTTGTAGTATGGACGTAGTATGTATTTTTCATATTTTAATTTTTAATTTTATCTTCTAACTTTATTTAAATTTGATCCCCATCCTATCCTTCTATCCATAGATGAGATAGTTTTAGCGGTTTCAGGATCTTTTATTACTTCTGTTTCTGCATAAGTAGTCTTTCCGGAAATAATATTTCTAACATACCATCTAGAAGTACTAGAACAATTAACACAAGTCTTAGTACCTGGGAGAGCCTTAACTCTTAATGGGTTAATTTTCTCCTGACATTTAATACAAATCATGATCACATCCTTTTTTATGTTGAAACCATCCTCCACATTTACACTTTATATAGTGAACTGTAGCTAATACCATCGGTGAGCCGGCCATGGCAGTCCAAATGTTTGGATGCCAATGGTCGCCACAAATACCTAATACATGTTTAATAACTTCTATCATACTAATGCTGTTGCTAATTTAAATAATTCTTTATTAACTTTAAGATCTTTTTCAAACGATTTAATCTTTCTAACTTTTCTAACTTTAGCTCCAGTCAAAGCAGCATGAAAGTCTCCTTGAGTAATCTTCTCTTGTATTACGTTAAATACTCTCCATAAATCATCTCCTTTATCAGCCTCTCTTTTAGGTTCTAGGATATCATCGATAGTTTCCTCATCATAATCTAAAGTATCAACTCCAGCTCTAATTAACATAGCATCTAAAGCCATCTTTCTTTTTTCATCTTCAGTTAAAATTCTATTTTTCATATCGTTCATAACCTCAACTCTTTTAGGAAGATCATTAACTGCCTGCTTTACAACGTTTCTAAGCTCTTCAAACGAATAACCTTTGTGCTTAATTTTAAAGTCACTAAACTGCTCATCAGCAACTACTAATCCATTAGAACAAACTAATCTAAAAATACCAACGCTAAATTTAAACGCTTGCATACCGTCATGAGAGTTAGTCAATAAAATTCTAGGATAAGCATCATCACCGTCCTTAGAGGTAATCTTGATATCTGGATTCTGAAAAGCAACCATATGCTTACTAAAGATAGTACCTTCAGCTTTTCTAGATTTTCTTTGAGCTGCCTCTACTGGAAACCAGTTAAGTTTAGCTAAATCGTCAATGATAGTTTCTGTATTAACGAATAAATACTTATTAGTAACGTCAGGATTAGTAGGAGCTTTAGCGAATACTAAAGGAGCCTGAGTGTTAATTTGATCCTTTGTAAGGTAAGAATCTAAACCATTTTGGAAATTCATAAGAATGTCTGCCATAACCTTTATTTTTTTTAAATTATTTATACTATAAATATAAGAATAATAGTTCAGTTACGCAACTATTTTACTATATATTTTCATACTCAATATCATCTATAAACCTAACTATCAAAAACCATTCATTATGTCTCAATACATGATCACAGTGTAGATAATCTCTCCAAGCTTTTAAACCTACCATGTTACCATTAACTTGTTCTACTTTAATTTTTCTAACAAGTTGATACATGATGCCGTTAAATTCTATTATTTGAGTGTTCATTACCAAACTTTAACTGCTTCTAATAGCTTCCATGTATCTATTGCTTCATCAGACATATTTAATTCATGATAATGATCCAAACAGCTAGTTAAAGATACTTCCCATTGAGAAAAAGGAAGAGATATTTCAAAAACTCTATCAAAATCTTCAAAAGTAATTTCAAATAATACAGCAGACTTATGTCCTCCTATCATTGCTTTTTCTATTCCGGAAACTATTTGATTAGTTACCTTAGTAGACTTATTCTTGAAAAGTTGTTCAAACTCTTTTGTACTGTTAAAATGTAGCTTCATACTATTCTCTGCTTTGTGACTGTTCCATCATAGTTTCATAGTAAGGACTATTAACCATTTTTTCATTAAACGTTTTGTATACTGCCTTATTAGTCCCATACATATACAAAGGACCGTCATACTCATAAGTAATAAAAGGAATATTTTCTAAGTCAGTTTGACCTTGCTTAGGTTGATACTCAGGTTTAGAATATCTTCTTTTACTATCAAATGATCTAAACTCTCTAGAAGTTACTCTATACCATTTACCTTTGATTTCGACTTCCAATACTGCCTCAGTAGGAAAATCGTATACTAATTTTTCTAAATGTCCTTTTTTTTCTGCCATAACCTTTATTTCTAGTATCGGGGGAGGGACTCGAACCCTCGACCTCTTTGACCCTTTTGCTTTTTACGATCGATTATTACAAGTAATACTTTACGTTTAAGAATTACTACGCTCCAGGTTAAGTCAAAACGAGCTACCTACTGCTCTACCCCGTTATATTATCTAAATATAAGAAAATACTATCAAATATCCAACTGATACCCATTGAATGTTTTAATGTATTCAGTTAATTTTACTCTGTTTCCATCTTCAAACATTGTACCATTTCTAACCCATTTCTTTACGCTTCCTGGTCCTACTAGATGAGCTGCAGCTAATAATCCAGACTCAGTAACTAATATTCCGTTTACTAACTGTCTATCATATTTTTTTATTTGTCTTTTAAGAACTTTCTTATTAGCTTTAAGAAGTTTGACTATAGCTTCTTCTTGAATGTCTGGAGAGTTTAAGAATTCGGCTCTACTTATATTGTAACCTAATCCTTTAAGAGTACTACTACCAAACTGGTACTTTCCCATATACCCATATTGATTTACTACGTCATATCTATTACTTGATTCTCTATGTCCTAAATCATTTAAAAAACTATCTAGGTTAGGAATCTCATCTATCATAACTGCTTCTATTTCTATTGGAATAGTAACTACCTCTTTAGCTTCTATTTCAGATATCTTTTCTATATTATGGTAAGCCATATAGCCGAACGATGCAAGCATAAAACTAAATAAAACAAATGCAAAGCCCAGAACGAATTCTATGTTTTCTAATTTTTTCATATTTAAGTTTTTGATTAAAATAAATCTAAGAATGATGTGTTGATATTCTTATCTTTTAGTTTCTCATTTCTCTCATGAGTTTTAACTAATTTATCCGCTACTTGTCTTTCGAGCGGCTTTCTTTTTTTCCAAGTGGAAAATTTACCTTTAGGTTGTTTTTTAGACATATATAATTATATAGTTCTATACCTTCTCTTTTTGTTAAGCTGTACCCTAGTAGCATTACCAAGAAACTTCTTTAACTGAACTCTATTATTAAAGTTATCTCTTTCAGAGTTTAGTTGAGTATTACCGTTTTGTTGTTCCATGTTTAAGTTAATAATTAGCTTATAAATAGTTATAAATGTGATATAAATTCATCTCCAGGATTAGAATCTTCTTCGTATAATCCTAGTTCTTTTAAATGTTCAATATGATGTTCATCTAAGTCCCAATCAGGCTCATCATCTTTTGTTCTCACGTAATCTTCCATTGCCTCTGCACGTTTCTCATCTATAGGAGAAGCTGCATAAAGAAAGGAATGATTGTAGCAGAGAAACTCTAAATTTTCTAAGTGCCAATTTTTTTTATTGCCGTCTTTAAAGTTAAGTATAACCGGTATCTTCTGGTCAGTCACTCTTCTTTCAGCAAATCCACACTTAGCACAAACTTCAACTAACTTACCTTCACTCAGTAATCTAGCTTTTATCTTTCTAGGATCAAAATGCTCAATAGGAACCCTTCCTTCTAATAAATCTAAAAGAGGTATTTCTTTATTACCTGAAACAGCAAATTTAGGAATTCCTTCACCTGCTTGATTCATATGAACTTCTAATAAAGTAACTCCATCATCATTCTTATACATTTTAGCGTACTTCTTATAGTGGTTATAAGAGACATGTAAGTACCTTGCAGCTGCTAAGTTTGAACGAGTTACTTTTTGAGCTCGAAGAATATCTTCTTTAGTTAATATTTTAGAGGGTCTTGCCATTAGTAATCTATACCTTCTATACCTTCCATTTCTTTATTAGGATCAAACATATCTTGTTCAGATTCCTTAAAATCTTCACTAAGAACCTTACTTACCTCTTCCTTAACTGATTGAGAAATAGCTGCTTCATCCTTATCTAAATCTAACATTTCAATATGAACTGACTTACCTGTTAATTCAGCTTCCTTCTTTTTAATAGAAATGTATTGATCTTGTTCCATAATTATAATATCATTATAAGTATGATCACCTGTACCTTCAACAGTAGTTACTCCTACTTTAGGTTTAACAGTAGAACAGTTAACACATACGTGGTAACCTAATTCCTTTCTTAATACGGGTAAAACGTCCTCTAGACATGAAGGACAATTAGTCATCTGTAGTTTTTGCATATAATATAACCTTTTTAATTAAACAATACATAAAGATACGAATAAAAGTTCGGGGAGGCAACTTTTAACTATTAAATTTAGTAATTACTTTCCATACATCATTAGATGATTTAAAAGGTACTATCTTCTCTTTTTTATTCATTTTAATAGTAATAGTACCGTCCCATTCCTTATCAGGGTGAAGTTGATATAGGTACATCTGTATTAAATCTAATTGTTCCTTATTAAAGCAAAGTTTAAATAGATTTTCTATAATATTAAAGAATTTATCTTCGTATGCCGTAACGTCAATTCCTATTTCGCTTTGAAGGAAATCTCTTCTATCATCTATTTCCTTTAGAGCATCTATTACTTTTATAAAAATCATTCTATCCATAGATTTTCTATCTAATCCTTTAGTCGCAATTCTATAAGAGATAGGATGAATTGCGAATAAAGTCTTTCTAAGTACTTTAATTGGGTTTTTCATTTGCTCTAACCTAGAGTAAATTATTCGATATCGTCGCTGGGTTCAGAATTAGGATTCTGTTTTGAAAGAGCTTTTCGTATAATCCTATCAAAATATTCTATATAGATAAAAAATCCAATTATAGTTTTGTCTTTAAGATTTCTGTCTCTTTCTACCTTTAATTCATATTCACTTAATCCAGATTCTAATCTAGATTCTAATTCGATTGCGATATCGTTTTGTTCAGTAGAAGAAATTGATCCAAATTTTGTGGGTATAAACTGTACCTTAACACCTTTTTTCTGTGGATCCTCGTTTGTGTCTATTTTAAGTAAAAAAGTATGTCCAGCAAAGTTTATTTTTGCTGCTTCTGATATTACTTGTTTTACTATTTCTTTAAGTTTGTCCATAATTTAAATATACGAAATAATATTGTAGTATACAAATAAATAGCTACCCAAATAACATTTGTTTACTATTAGAAGAACCTTCACTAATAATCTTATGATCTACAATATGTCTGTTCCTACACCATTGCTCAATTGACCATTCAATTCTATCAGTTGTAAGTTCTACTTCTTCTTTAATTCCGTTTGCGTGAGTAAACTCTATAATGTATTTTTTCATAGTTTAAGTAAATCGTTAGTATATGACTTTAATTTTTTTATATTAATAAATAGATTTCCTAATTTGAATTCTCCTACTTCACCATTGTTATCTAGAATTTGTGATAATTGCTGAATAATATTATAGTCTTCCTTAGTAAAAGTTTTTGATTTAATTCTAATAAAAATATCTACCTGTTTAAATGTATTAAACTTATCCTTTAAAGGTACAATTGTATTAGGTTGTTCTTTATTAATATAGTTTTCTAATATTTCGTCTGGAGTATCTGTTAAGTTAATATTATCTGCCCATGGTTCTAAAGCTTCTAAAAGTTCAGGAGTGCATTCATCTATCCATAAACCTATATTGTACTTATTAGGTATTATAGGTTTCATAAGAGAGTCGTGTAATACAAAATGTCCCCATTTACGAATAAAGTTACGTCCGTTCTTAGTAGTAGTCTGTATCCATTCTTGGCTGTTTTTGCCAGCAGCTCCTCCTGAATGTTTATTAAATCTAGATCCTCTAGAAGTAAAGTGGTATACTAATGCATCCCATGGTTGGATGAATTTATACCCATTAAGTTGGAATCGATTAAACAAGTCCGAGTCTTCTTTAGATTGAGGAGCAAATAATTCATCATGTCCTCCTACAGCTAAAAAATCTTCTTTATACATACACCATGGAGCAAAAATACCTTCAGTAGTCTTATCCTCTTTTAATTTATCGCTTCCTTCATACCAAGCATCAATATTAAATTCATCTACTTCTATACCGTAGTTACGAAGAATCTTTTCTGGTCCATCAGGATGTAATGGTGGTTCAACTCTAGTTCCGGAAACTACTTTACCTCTTTCTAAATGCTTAAGAATATTTTTATCGTAATCTCTACATACAACCATATCGGAATGGAAAGCACAAATTATATCTGTACGTGCCATTTCTATTCCTCTATCAAACATACCAACGATTCCTATCCTATCTGGTCCTGGGTTATGAAAAGTAATAAGATCCAAATCATCTTGAGCATCAATCCAATCTTGAGTACCGTCTGTTGAGGCATCATTAAGAACTAATATTTCATGCTTAGTTTCTAAATCTCTAATGGATTTATAAGCTAGTTGTAAAAACTCTAGATTATTTCTAGAGGGTATAACAAATGTAATTTTATTTAAATTCATTTTCTATATAATCTTGAATATTAATAGTTGCTTTCCATCCTAATACTTCTTCAGCAGTAGTATCTGTGTTAAGAGTATTTCTAGCTTCACCAGGTCTAGCCGGTACGTATTTAAAGTCTACTCCTATCATTCTAATTAATTCATTTATAGAATAGTTCTCTCCTCTTCCTAACTCAAACTCATACCCCCAAGCTTTTTGCTCACCTATTTTATAGAGTGCAGAAACTATATCATCTATATGAGTAAAGTCTCTTCTTTGATTACCATCTCCTGTAACTAAAAGAGTTTTATTATCTCTAAAAGCTTTTAACCAAATACCGATAACAGTACAGTACCCTCCTACTTCTAATTGATAGGGACCATAAACGTTATAGAATCTAGCAATAGAGGCTTTTAAACCGTAATGCTTTTGATAAAGTTCTACAATATCCTCTCCTACATCCTTAGAAAAAGTATAAGGGTTTTTAAATCTACCACTATGTTTAGAAGACGATCCTGCGTAAACTATAGGTACGTTATTTTTTGCACACCAATCAATTAAATTTAAACTTCCGTTCGCGTTTGTAGTAAAGTAATCAATTGGATTTTTAAATGAAGGTTGAATCCTAGCAATAGCAGCCATATGAAATACTAGATTTGGTTCTAACCAGGAATAGTCTTTTATGTTTCTAATATCATAATTAAGGTATTCACATCCTTCAATATGATTCTCTTTTAATCCAGTATGGTAGTTATCTATACTAACTACTTGATGACCTTCTCTAAGAAGTCTAATAATTAGATTTGTTCCTACAAATCCTGCTCCTCCTGTAACAATTATTTTCATTTTAATCTTCTGATTTTAGTTTTTTCAAACGTTGTATCGTAGTAGAGAATAGCGTTGCCATATAGCTCTTTCATACGTTTTACTTCTTCAAGATAGTAAATTTCTTGCAGAAAGTCAACTTTATTTAACTCTAATCCTGCATAAGTATAAGGTTCGAAATGTAATGAAGGATGTTTGTTCTCTAAACATTTCTGTTTGTACTTTTCAAAATTAGTTAAATCAAATACCTCTAGGTATAATTCTGATGTCATAAAGAATAGCTCACTACGGTAAGGTAAACTTTTATTGTCGTTGAAAATACCTTCATTATCAAAGCACCACTGTCTAGGAATTCCTCCAACTTTACAATTAGAATTTTTAAAATCTTCAAACATATCTTTCATAAGAGATGGTTGTTCAAATATCATATCTGCATGATAATGTAAAACAAAAGGTTGAGTAATTAAATCCCTTCCAGCTGATGCTAGATATAAGGCACCCATGTGCTTGCCTGGGTTGTTATCCAGCCAATATATTGAAAGGTTAGTCTCTTCTTTTATTTGCTTTATCCTTTCTTTATTTTCATTATTAGTTATGTAATGAAATTTATAAGGTAGCTCTACATCTTTGAATATATGATACTGAGTGATTAACTCTTCTACGTCGTAACAGGTAACTATAACATCTAACATTACTTACCTCTTTCTAATTCGTTTATGTAAGGACTAATAGCATAAGTATCAGCTAACCATCCTATATTTTCTGCTCCATTTAGTTTAGTCTGTTTATACCCATTTAAGTTCACACATATATTAGCCCAAAGTAAATTCCCGCTTGCACCATCGTAAGGATCTGCTAACCATTCAAAACCTTTCATTTCTCTAAAAGTTTTAGCTTTCATAGCCATAAAACTTGCTCTTAAATTTTTACAATATCCCGGTTCGGTAAAAAACTCTTTATTAACTGCAACTTCTTTCCAAGTATACTTGCTCCCAAAAGGGAAAGGTTCATCAGTATTGTTAGGAGTTATAATAGCATCAGGATCTAAATAAAAAGATGGATTACTTCCATTTCCCATTAGCTTATATCCTGAGTTTAATTTATCTATCACTATAGGTAAAAAGTTCCAATCTAAAACTTCAATGTCGTCATGAGTAAAAAAACATATAGTATCGTCATCAGGGTCTAAATCGAAAAACCCGTCTGTATATCCTTTCCATTCTATCCCTACATTTTCATATTCAGCATAGTCAAAATTGTCTTTAATAAATTGAGGAGGTGCTTTTTTACATACAAAGTATACCTTTATATCTATTTCAGGATTACTCTTAATTAATTCTAGCAACCCTTCCTGGTATGATTTAGGATTATAATGCCAGCCAAGTATAATAAACTGAATCTTTAACATAAATCAGAAAAAGTTTTATAGTTTAAAATATGTCCTTGATCCAACAAAGCATTCAAAACTGATCTAAAGTATTGATAGTTTTGCTCATCCCAATTATTTTGATTATACTTACCGGCTATATGAGATTGAAAATATAAATTATTTCCATCTATACTTAATGTAGAAGCATTATGAATAGGATTTTCTCCTTTAAACACCCTTATTGAATTTAACTTTATATTATCGTTCAAGTTACCGTGAATAGCTACATAATCAAAGTATTCAGTTACAGCATCAAAAGCACCTTGAGAAGCAACCCAGCCAGGCATTCTCCATCCCTTAGGTCTATGGTTAACTTTATCCCACTCTTCTAAACTTTGCTCTATCCTATCTTTAGCTGATTTATAATCTAGCTCAATGAATTCACATTCTCGGCAGCTAGGAGAAGGATTTACTCTGTCATGAAAATGACCATGAGCTGCTAACTCAACCCAATCAAACTGCTTCCAGTAATCTATCCAACTCTTATTTTCAGATAAAGAAAATTTACGATGATAATTAGAAGGTATAAACTGTACAAACTTACATCCGAATTCCTGATTTAGTTTTATCAAGTAATCAGTACATTTGTCTTCTTTTACTCCCCATCCTATTTCAGGATGAGTATCGTCGATTGGAATAACTACATCTAAATTCATAGAGTATTAAAAAAATCTGTTAAGTACTTATTTACTGCTTCTTCACTATGATATTTTTTATAATTTAATTGAGCTTTTTCACTGCATTCATTATAAAAGTCTTTATCCTCTTTTAACATATTAACTAATTCTATAGCTGTTTCTAAATCGTTCATTCCAACACAAAGATCAGGATGAATATTTTGTTGAGTATCTAATTCACCATAACCAATACATGGTATACCTAAAAATCCACAATTCATAGCAAACGTACCTGCTGCAATAGTTGGCATTAAATGTATAGCATATTTAAATTCAGCTAGTTTATATACCCAGTCTTTCCATTCCATATAAGGTAAGTGTTTAACTAGTACTTCTTCATTAGGCTGTCTCCTTCCCATAGAAGGTGCCCATATAGGAATACCAAAATGTCTAGCTGCTACAAAACTATCAAATCCTCCATACCATCTTGTAAAATTACCTCCAATAATAACTTTATCTTGCTTTTCAATATTTAATGCTTCTTCAACTAAATCTGTAATCATTAAGGAAGTTATATCACTTACTGGTATTTTAGAGTTTATTCCTTTAAAGTATTTTATATCTGTTTTGTTTTCGGTAAGTATACCATCTACCTTAGATAGTAAGTTATAATGCCATACTTGCTGCTCTACAGTCATATCTTGAAATATCCAACTAGGACCTTCTTGCATAAACATTACTTTTTTAGCTTTTTTTCTAGCTTCACTAACTATATCTATTCCTTCTAATCTATCTCTATCTATACCTGTCTTAGGTATCAATAATACAGCTATATCGTATATTTTATCTATAGAATTAATAGAAAATAAGTTATAATGATCAGCTTGTAGAGTACACATTTGAGCAAACTCTACTCTCATATTAGTATGAGTTCTAGGAACCTTACCATTAAACCCCATTTGAGAAAAAAATACGATTGACTTATCCATGTAAAAAATTATTTAGTTTATCTAAATTCATTCTAGTATCTTTAGGTACATAAGTTGGAGCTGTAATTAATTTACCTTCTGGGTTTAAATCTTTTAAGTTTTTATCTCCTGTACCTACATTATAAACTCCACAGGCATCATTCATTACTAACTCTATAATTAGGTTTGCTATCTTTGATACCTTATCACCAGATGTTCTTACATCCCAAACCTCAGCATGATTAAACTCTTCTGGTTTGTGGAGCTCTCTACAGATAAGATAATCATTATTATTTAACTGTATATACTCATCTGCAAGTAACTTAGTATAGGCATACCAAGTATTATCTGGGAGTGGTAGATCATCCTCTGAAGGAGGAACTAAGTTATTAGCGTAAACATACTCAGTTGAGATATGTACTAGCTTTTTATTTTTTGCGTTACAAAAATCACTGAGCATTGCAGCAAACTTATAATTTACATTCCAGTGAGGTTGCTTATTTTTTGAATAAGAATCAGTATGAGCAATACAGTTAATAATAATATTGTAGTCGTAAGCTAAAGTTATTAGTTCTTTATAATTTTCTATATCTAGGTTACCTAACTTTCTAGAAGCTATAGTCCATCCTGTTTGATTACTTAGTTCTCTTCCAAGAATGCCATCACCTAGAATAAGTACCATTACTTATTAAAAAATACTTTTATTAATCCACATACATGGTCTACATCTTCAATAGTCATACCATGATGAGCTCCTAGTAGGAAACCGTTCTTCATAATAATATCTGAGTTTTTAAACTCTTGAAGGTACTCTCTATAAACTGGATGTCTTGTAACGTTACCGGCAAACGTAACTCTTGTCTGAACATTATTATCTTCTAAGAAAGAAAGTAATTCAAATCTTTTTTCTGTTTGTAGTGGAATTGCTAACCAATTAGGTTTGATACTATCATCTGGTAGGATTAAATCTCCTACTCCATCTAATAGCTCTAAATATCTTTCAAAGTTCTCTCTTCTAATATTAGAAAACTTCTTAAATCTCTCTAACTGAACTAATCCAAATGCAGCGTTCATCTCACAAGCCTTCATATGATAACCTAATACTGAGTATAAGAATTTATGATCGTACGCTATTCCGTCTACTGAATGATTAAATCTGTCATCCATAATTTCCGAGTCGTCTCCTAATCTACCCCAATCTCTATATTGAAGACATTTAGTAACGTGTTTTTCATCGTTATACATAACCATTCCTCCAACACCTCCTGCGGTAATAACGTGTGAAGCATAGAAACTAGTAGTAGCTACATCTGTAACTGGAGTTTTAGTAATAGTATCAGCAGAATCTTCTATTAAGAATATATCTCCTCTACCTTTTTCTTCTAAATAAAGCTTAAGTTTATCCCAGTCTGGTTTATTACCTATTAAGTTAGGAAGCATAATAGCTTTAACATCATCAGTAACAGCTTCTACTACTTGATCTATTTCAGCCTGATAAGTTGTCAACCCAACATCTACAAATACGGGTTCAAATCCTAATTGAATTATAGGAGCAAGTGTAGTAGCAAAAGTACAAGCAGGAGTAATAATTTTAGAACCTTTAGGTAAATCTAAAGCTGCTATTGCTAATAAACAGGCTGATGAGCCAGAGTTAACAAATACTCCGTGTTTCTTTCCAAATCTCTTTGCTATTTCTTTTTCGAATTCAACACTTTTAGGACCTTGTCCTCCAAGCCATCCACTTCGGAGTGCTTCTTCTACAGCTTTAATTTCCTCTTCGCCATAGGATTCAAATTTGTAAGGTGCGTACCAAATTTTCTTCATAACTATAAATTATTTTGTTTAATTATTTCTTTTAATTGCTTACTTGTAAGTGTACCGACTTTATCTTTAACATTAAAAAATATTTCATCTTCTGAAAAGTCAAACCTAGTAACAGTATATAAGTCTCTTTCTATTACAATGCTGCTTTTCTTAGAAGCTTTTAAAGTATCTTCAATAAACTGTTTAAATTGGTTTACTGATAGTTTTAATACTCCATAGGATTCCATAAATACTCCATCTAAGTAAAACCCATCAGAGTTTCCGTTTTTAAAGTAAATAGAAGTAATGTCTTCTTTTGTAGAAATGCTAAGTCCCTCTACTCTATATGATTGAGTATAACATATAGTTGAAAATAGGAAAAAAAGTACAGTTATTTTTTTCATGTTAATGTTTCGTAATATTTATTTTGTTGTTCTTGACGTTTTATATCTTTTGGATGGTATAAAGCTAATCCTTCCTCTTGAGGTAGAGCAGCGTATGTTTTAAATCCTTCTAATTTTTCATGTACTTTATTTACCCATTTTATTTCAGGTTTATTTTTCCATACTCTCCATTGGTAGTCAGGCCAATTAACCCAACCTTTTTCATTTACATTCCATCTCCATTTTTTAATATGCTCATCTGTTAATCCTTCTACTGTATTAACTCTAGGGACTAAATAAACTTCATTATTAGGATTACATTCTAATATAACAGGTAGATTAATAAGTAAAGATTCATTAGGTATTTCATCTGCATCTATTTGGAATATATAATCTCCATTACAATATTCTGTAAGTTTATTCTTCCAATTAGCAAAATGATTATTAAAATCTAATCCTCTCCAAAACTGAATATTAGGATATTTATTTTGTTTAGTAAGCCAACTAGCTATTTCTTCATTTCCATTTTTTTGGTCATAAAGTATTACTACTTCATCTTGTTGTCTTTTATTTTTTCTAAGGAAGTTAACTAATTTTTGAATTTCTATAAATTCATTACAAACAGTAACGGCATAACTTATTTTCATATTGCAAAGAATCCTATATTTTCTAAAGCATCCATAAAATCTTTTTGCTTAAAGTATTTAATATTTTTCATATCCATTTTATGAGTTTGATCAGCTGGGAACTGTTTAACTTTTCTATCCTCTTCAGTAATAGGAATTGATTTTACAGCTGCCCACTGCCATTTTTCTTTACTACTACCGTCTAAAAATACCATACCTTTTTCTGGTAATGTTATTGTAGCGGGAGCCCAAACTCTTTTATCTTTATCTGTATGTAAAAGGTCTTTATATAACTCTGGTGATGTTTCTAATAAATCTGTTACTGCTTTAGAGCCTTCTGTCATTAAAGTAGAAGTTGTAAATCCGCTTCCAAAACATAGCCAAGTTTTTATCTCTTGACCTTCTTGAGTAAATGTTTGCTCATAACAAGCATTACTTCCAAATGGACCTTCTACTAATTGGTCTTGATTATTATCCATAACTATAATTTTTCTAATTTAGGTAATTTTAAATTTGGTATATTAAGCTGTACCTGTTTAGGTAACTCAGGAATATGAGTATCAATTAACTTTCCTAATAACTTAGTCATACTATCAAAGGAAAAGTTTTTAATATTCTGACTTCCTTGTTTCTTTGCTCTAACTAATAAATCTTTATAATTCTTATGTACTACTTTTAATCCTTGATGAGCATCATTTTCGTTAGCTGTAAACCATTTTGATTCTTCTAGTAACATATCTTTCATAACAGCACTGGGATGAAGCTTTTCTAATTTTCCACCAACCATTAAACAAAGTTCTCTATCTAAAAAATCTGTATGCCCAGACCATGCTGAGGCTATAATAGGTTTTTTAATTAATGAAAACTCTAATAACGGTCTACCAAATCCTTCACCTCTTGTTAAGCTAATCATAGATTTAACTTTAGGATGATTATATAGCATATTAATTTCAGCATCATCCATTTCACCGTGTATTAAATATATGTTAGGTAGTGTACCTTTTACTAACTTTCTAATGCTTTCTATCTTTTTAAGTATAGCTTCTCTATCTAATATGGAACTATTAGCAGTTTGAGTTTTTAATATTAAAGCAGGTCTTTTACCTTTAGGTTTATTTTTAAATGTTTCTAAAAACACTCTTATCATTAACCCTACATTTTTTCTATCTTGACCATAATCTCCTTGGAGCCAATGACCTACAAATAGAAAACAAAATGATTCTTTAATATAAGAAAGGTCTAAAGTATTATCTTTTTGAGATATAATTTTATACTTAGATAAATCTGCTCCTTCAAATAAAACCTCTACTGGTTTTTCTAACTTAATTTGTTTCTGTACCTGTCCTGTCTGTTTATTCTCTACTCTAAAAGCAGTAGTCTCAAATACTTTTTTGGAATGTTCTGAAGAAGTTAGTATTAGGTTCATTCTATTACAACCTTCTATCCAAGAAGAATGACACATAGTAGTTTCTATTCCGGCTGTAACGCCAATATTAAACTTACCTACCGGTTGAAATTCGTTTGGGACTGTAACCTGTATCCATATATCTGGTTTACTATTAAGGTTAGGTATTACTCTACTCTTTAGGTCATGTTCATTATGATCTTCTAAATAACCAAATCTAGTATTACCCCATCTTTGAGATAATATTTTTATATCCCATTCACTATCTTTTAACTGTATAAGACTCTTAACAAAGTCTCTAGCTCTAGCTCCGTAACCACTATACGTATCAATAGGACAACTTACTATACATGTATTTTTACTCATAACTAATAAATATATTTATGTTTAACATACTTAAGTTCAGGTTTTTCTATTTTAATAATATCAAATTTAGAACGAGGTTTGAAAGTTTTAAGAGTAGTATCAATTCCGTCAATGATATTATTACACATACTAGAAGCTGACATACCAGACTCCTCAGACGTAACCCATTCTCTTCCTTTTAGTCCTTTTTCTTTTCTTTCTTCAGAAGGCATATTGTAAACTTTCTCTATAGCCTTAGCTATATCTCTAAAATCAGATCTATCATCAAAAATATAAGGAGTAGGAACTGAACCTACTAATGATATATTTGAAGGAAATAAAGGGACTGCCCATTCACCACACTCTTTATAAGTACCCTGGTGATTAGAAGGAAAGTCAGCATCAAAATTTATCCACTCACTCTTCTCATTTACAAATCTCATCTGATCTTGCATACCTCCAGTAACTGTAGCAGATATCATAGTACCAGCCATCATCGATTCAGTAAGAGCTAATCCCCAACCTTCATTAGAAGAAGGAAGAACTGTTAAATCAGCAAGATTATATAACCAGTTCATTTGACTTGTACTTAATTTATCTTTAGAGAAAAAGATATTAACATATTCTGGATCACATAAAGCTTCTTTAGTAGCAATTAAATCTGTTCCGTTTTGATCTATAGGATTAGTATGAAATATTAATGCACATTTCTTAGCTGCATCCTTACCTATCTTATCACAGAATATTCTAAAGGCTAACATTAAGTCACTTGGAGACTTTCTTCTAATATTTCTAGAGTTAAAAAATACTACGTACTCTATCTTTTTACCGTTAAAAATATTTTCTTTAAACTTACTAAACCCTTCATACTGCTCATGCTCTTTAGTAATAGGAAAGAATTGCTCTTTGTTGATACCGTGGGGTACGTATTTAATTACTTTATTTTTAGCTTTCTCTCCTAATACTAACTTATTAATATTAACAGTTTGCTTAGATATCCCCATAAGTAAATCACAAGAGTCATAAAAATCTCTATTGTATAAAGGAGCTGGATAATCGTCCCATATATTTAAATAACATATAGGTATATGATTCCTGATTTCTCTTTCAATATCAAATAACCAAGTCCAATATCTTGGGTCAGTAAATATAAAAATAGCATCTGGTTTCTCTTTTTTAATAAGATTTCTAATAATAGTAGTAGTACCGTATCCATTGTTAGGTATAACCTTAACATTAGAGTCTTCTATACCAGCTTTTTTATTTATATCAGCTGAAAGATCTAATGCCTTACCAGCATCTGGATGTTTAATTGCAGCACCAAGTTGTACCCAATTATAACGGTGAGCAGTTCCTATAACTATTTCTCTAGCCATAGTAGCTATACCAGAATGCATTCTAATATCGTCACAGAGAAGTAGGATTTTTTTTCTATCCTCTCTTTTTAAATAACCATTTTTGTTTTCCATTACGACTTTAATTTAATTGAATTTTGTTTATGGATCTTATCCTTAAAGGTCTTATCAGTAAGATATAAAAAAATTGCACGATCTGCAAGCTTTTTAAAAGAAAAGTTATCTTGAAGGCAAGCCATTTTAAACTCGTCGAAAAGTGGTTGTGTAATTTTAACCGAAGTTAATTTTTCATTCTTTATCATAACTATATATCTTTATATATTTATATATAAATAGGCCTAGATTACATAACAGCATCAGGGCATATTCTCATTTCTTTAAATGCACAAAAATTGCAGCCCCATTTAGAGGGAGACGTAGGATACTCTTTATCAATATACTCGCCATCTTTATCTACAGCTGTGTTTATAAAATTATTCATCAAGGATATTGCTTGACCTCTTTTTATCTTTCCGGATGGAGGTCTAAACTCTTGAACTCTTTTTTGCATTGCAGCATAATCAGCTTCAACAGGTACTTTTCTTTTAACAATAAAATACTCTACATCAATTTTTTCTATAGGAATATCAAATTGTTTTGAAAAGAACTCTTTATAGAGTAGTATCTGTGCTATCTTCTTATCGTCAGTCTTAGCAAACTTATTCCAACCGGAGGTAGAAGTTTTTATATCAACTATCTTCCATCTATCGCTTCTAGCATCATAAAAAACTAAATCTATAAAACCTTTAAACATAACACCAGGGCGTAACTCTTGATATAAGAGCGTCTCTATACCTGCTAAAAACACTCCTTTAGTACCAAAGTAACCTCCTCTTTTTTTCTTTAAAAAGTTTAATATATGTTTTCCGTCTAACCAGAACATAGTTAACTCCTCAGTGTTAGAAAAATGCTCATGTCCGTTTTGAGCTTTTTGAGCTTTATAGGCTCTTATCATATTCTCATATAGTAACCCTTTTAGGTCCATTTCATTAGCTGTCTTAACCTTGTCATGATAGAGAACCTCTAACCATGATTGAATAGTTTCATGCATAGCTGTACCAAAAGTAGCATGAATAGAAGGTTGGTATGGAGCTAATTTTTTAACGTACTGGAGATACCATTGTCTTTGACATGAACTAAAGCTACTCAGTTGAGAATAAGATATATGTTTATTAGCTTTAGGGGATTGTTTTAATTTACTCTCCCAAACTGTCTTAACTAAAGGATCTACTTTAAGTTTTTTTCTATCTGGATATATTTTCTTAGGAGGCATCTAATCGTTTTTCCACATACCTCTTTGAACTAATTGAGATATAATACCGTAGTTAGTTATGTCTTGAAAAGTATCAATAATAGTTTCATTCTGAGCTTTACGTCCAGATATAATCATATTCTTCCAACGGTTAACTTTATCAGATATTCTATACCATAGACCGGTCATAGCAAACTCAGTTTCATCTAAGGTATCTAAATTAGTACCTGCACTAACATTTTGCATACCGTAGTCTAAATGCTTTTTAGCAAATAGTTCAAACTGTTCATCAATTATAGATTGATATCCGTTGTAAATTGTTGGGTATTCTTTTTTAAGGATTTCTCTTGCTGAAGGAGTATTCTTAGCATTTATTATTTCTCTATCGCTCATAACTAAGTTTATATAATTACAATATACGAATAAAAAATCAGACTTACAAATACCTTATAGTATTATCGTCATCTCTAGTGTGTAGATCTTTTTTCGCAACCCAACCTATAGATCCATCTTCAAATATTACTCTCCAGTTGCCTGGTGATTTTTGTAATACTCTTACAACTTTTTTACCTAAGGTTTTTTCTTCTTTTTTACTAACATAGTCAGCAACAGCTTTTTCAGTAGAATCTAATTTGCTATAATGATCTCCATCGTTACCATTTTGGCCAATAATATTCATTCTATCTTCATCATAGTCTTCAGGTATAATGGGTGTAGGAGTTTTAGGAGGAATACTATCTTCGATTTCTCCATACAAATTTTTCTTTGGTCTAGCTCTATCAAATGCAAAGTTTGCTGCTACAACTAATGAAATAGCAAGAGGATCAAATACAAATATGATAACTAATAAAAGTATATTAATAATAACATCCATAGGGGTAGAAGTTAAACCTGATAAATACTTTAACGGACCTAACTCTCCAACAGTTTCTGAGTCATTATTTAAATTTAGTATATCTAATTTATATGTTTGTAAACTATCAGCTGCTACTTGTCTTTTTTCTTGAACAGCTTTTCTATTTTCTTCTTCAACTTCGATACGGGCTTGTGAAAGCCTAAGCTCTGCAGTAGAGATGGTTGATCTAACGCCCCCAGATACCGTGGTGTCTCGTACTTGGATCGACGAAGCTTTGGCATTAGAAAGAATAGAAATATTACTACTAATTTGTTCAAGTTCTTTATCATATCTTTGTATATCGTCTTCATAAAATTTAGCTTTGTTTTCTAGGAATTCTATTTTATTTTCATTAACTAATAAATTAGCATAAGTGTCTTGGTAAGCAGCAGATAAGAAACCATAAATACCCATTGATGTAATTAATACTAGTATTATAGCAGCAATAGTTAGATAGGTTCTAAGAAGTTTATTTATAGTATCCCAGTACTGATAAAGTAATGAAGCTATAACTAGTTTAGCTACCTCTAACGAACCAGCCATAATTATTACCTCAAACTGTGCACCAGCGAATAATTTACTTAATCCATATACAGAGTAAAATGCAGCCGATACGCTTACTGAAAGAGCGGAGATAGCTATTATAGCTGGAAAGCTGTATCTTTTAAAAAAGTCAATCATTAGTTTCCTATTACATTAAGCAATATAGCTGCTGCTCCTATTGCTGAACCTATTTGGTATAACTTTTTTTGTTTATTAGCTTTTTTTAAAGCAGATTGAAGTTCTTTTGAAAGTTCTGCTTGGGTACTAATTTGATTATCTTTTTGAAGTATAATCGAATTCAAGGTACCGTTTTGTAATTTTAAATTAGTAACTAGATCTGATTGGGTAAGTAGTTTATCATTAGTAACTGATATTAATTTAATCATAGCATTTAATTCTTTAGAAGAAGCATCTCCTTTGATTAAATCTTTAACTACTAACTTTGCAACCGGATTACTTAATTGAATCGTTTTCAAAGAGTCTGTCTTTGTAACGTTCTGCGAAAAACTGCTCCAACATATCATCCCCAAAATAATCGATAGCATCAAGCTGTGCTTTTGTCTCTTTTTTAATAACATTTATGTTTCTGTTTAAATTATCTATTTTTACATCATACGCAGCAATCTCTTTTTCAAGTTCCTTAGATTCTAACGTAAGACTATCATTTACACTTTCAAGCATTGTAATTTTTTGCTGAAGTATATTAATCTGAGTTTCGTATTTTTTAATATCTATCTCAGGTTTCTTATCTATTATATAAAATATAGCTAACGTAGTTAAACATAGCAATATAACATTTACTCTATTCATCTTTTATAATATATGAAAAGTATTTTTACTAAGCAACTAAAGCTTGCTTAAAATCATCCCATAAGAATGCACTACCGGGATCTACTTTTCCTTTTCCTTTACCTCTAACATGGTCCCCACTACAATCAGAATGTCTTACTACATTATCTACATCAATATCATACTGTTTCATCCACCATTTGCATGTGTCTACCGCACTATCGAATTGTTCTTGAGTATAAGTACCAGGTTGATCTATAGCTTTAAGAAATGAGTCATAAGTCTGTTTACCAGGTACTAATAATTCAAATCCTAAATAGTGAGAATTTAAATGCTGGATTCCATTCCATTCAGATTTACCAGCATGAGCTGCTTTACCTGGAGATTCTATCATTTTTTCATACCGTCCGTCAGGATGTATAAATCCATGTACTGATAGTTTTAATGCTTTTAGAAATTCATGAGCAGTTATCCATTCTCCTTCCCATTGAAGATATTCACCCATAGAATGAACTACTATTCCTTTTGGTTTAATTGTTGCCATACCTTATTATTTATTTCTATGTGATCCATCACATAACCCAGAAGGGTTATTAGTAAGTCCACAATTACAAATTCCTTTCATTACTTTTTACCGAATACTTTTCCTGCCTCAGCTATACCAAATGCACCTAAAACAATGATAACAAAGGAATCGTATATGAATTCATTAATTACTAAATCTTGTCCGATGTAACCTGTTACTAAATCTACTATTGCAAATAGAACCATGATTACAAATGCTGCGAAACCAACTACTGATTTTTCGTTGATGTCGTTGTCGTCTTTAAAAATGTCTTTAAAAGCCATTACTTTATTTTTTATAGTTATACAATATAAAACAATTTTAACGTAACAATCTTTAATATAAATAGTTTTTAAAATGCAAATCTTGCACCAATTGTAGCTGCAAAAGTTATTGGAATAATTGGATCTGTATTACTCACTGTGTTTATCCCTAAATTTGCTGTAAATCTTTGAGTTAATTGGTAGTTAGTATTTAAGCCTATAATATATGTAAAATTATTGAAAGGATCTACTGTTAAGTCTAAAGGTTTAATTTTAACTGGTAAAGATAAAGCTAACATTGGAGAAAAAGACCACCTAGGTAATTTTTCAAAATTAAATGGCTTAGTAGCAAAACCAGTTATAGAGGTAGAGTTACTTACTTTACCGAAAGCATTAACAACACTAAACGAAGCAGCATAACCTCCTACGAATCCTTTCCAAAAATTATCTTTTTGTCCCATATAGACTTGACTATAACTATACGAAGCCATAGTAGTACCGTACATATACATAAGGTTTATAGAGTGGGAATCAACAGTTCTTATACTACCCTTATCCATAAAGATACCAAAAGTATATTCCTTACCTGTTTCTGGATCTCTAATTTTAAATGGTATTTCCTTATCGTAATTAAACCACACTGTACTTAACGATCCTCCTATCATAAACTGTTTCATGTTGGACCATATCATAGCATTATAACTATACGTTTCAACACCAGTTAAAGAAGATTGAGACATACCAAAAGATGCTGCAGTACTAATAGTACCGTCAATCATCTGCATAGTCATTAAGTTAGCACTGATGATCGGAGGAGCAAGTTTTCTTTTTTTCTTTTCATCCTCGTCTTCTTCCTCTTCATCTTCGTTGTCGCTCGTCTCCTCATCTTCTTCTTCCTCATCATCTTCAGACTCTTCGTCTTCAGACTCCTCTTCTTCTGATTCTTCTTCTTGTTCCTCCTCTGACTCCTCGTCAGATTCTTCTGATTCTTCTTCTTTATTTTCATCTTCTTCGTTAGTTTCTTCTTCTTGTTGTTCTTCCTCTCCGCTATCATCATCACCATCTCCTCCATCATCATCACCATCTCCTCCATCACCTCCATCATCATCCCCGTCACCGCTTTCACCTCCGTCATCACCGTCTCCATCTCCGGAACCATCATCACTTCCATCTCCACCATCATCTCCAGATCCATCATCACCACCATCGTCACCGGAACCTCCGTCATCTCCTCCGTCTCCACTATCTCCTCCTTCACCTGAGTCGCCTCCGTCGCCTCCAGAATCACCACCAGAATCACCTCCACTATCTCCTCCGCTATCGCCTCCGCTATCGCCTCCAGAGTCTCCTCCTCCGTCAGATCCACTACCACCAGAATCACCTCCACTATCGGAACCTCCTCCGCCACTATCAGATCCACTACCTCCTGAATCGGACCCACTACCGCTTCCACCACTATCTCCTCCTCCTGATCCAGATCCACCAGAAGACCCTGATGATCCAGATGAACCACTACCGGTATTACTGCTTGAGCTAGAGCTAGAAGAAGTATTAGTTGTAGAACTACTAGTATTATTAGTAGCATTATTAGCGGCATTAGAAGCGTTGCTTGTTGTATTGGTTGTAGTAGTCTGTGTATTAGTAGTATTCGATTGATTTGCTGAGCATGGGCTTAAATTCTTCCACCATTGATAGGTTTCTTCTAACCATGATTGTAGAGTACCATTAGTAAATTCAGATGAAGTAAATACTTTAGATCTATTATAGAAAGTTACTACAGTAGAACTATTAAAAGCTACAGTAAAGGTATAGGTAGCACCAGTACATCTATCAGTATAAGTTTGGACTATTTGCTGAGAGTATATATACCCGCTACTAAATAGTAATAGTAGAAATAATATTATTTGTTTTCTCATCCATTAATGATCAAAGATTTTCTTTTGTCTCATTCGTCTTACAATTTTGTAGACAGCAGTATTTAAAGCTTTTTTTGTAGCTGTACCTATGGATGATTGATTGAATGCAACTTCTTCTAAGTTAGCATCGTTTAAGAGAGTCATTTCCCTAGTTGTAGTTGATTTGCCTAATCCTGATCCAGTCATATAGACTCCAGTTTGTGCGTCAACTAGCCTTACTTGTAATCCTAATCTAGTTACAAGTTTATTTTTAATCCCATCTTTAAGATTTATAGTTTCATCTTCAGATATACTAAAGTCGTAAACCTCTATATATCCAAAGTATTTAGCAGCAGTTATATTACCTACTAGCTTTAATTTCTCTGAAGTTATACCTCTCTGGGAAGCTTTATACTGAGTTACCATTCTATCTTTGATTTCATCTCTAGTCTCTACAAATTCGAATCTAAATGTCTCGTCCATAAACGCTACAGTTATATTAGAAAGACCTAAACCTACGCGGTAATCTCCTAGTTCCGGATACTGTTCAAGTACTTGTTCATTAACTCCGATAGATAAGATAGCGACAGGGACTGGTTCACCCATATATTCGGGTATTTGATATACTGAAGCTTGAGATTCAAAGCCTGCAGTATAGTCCTCTGTTACTGTTTTACCAATGGTTTGTCCTGAGGCGCACATTCCAAATAGGAATGAAAGTAAAAATAGTAGTTTGTTCATATTATATGTGATCAAATATTCCGAATGAAGCATTTGCTATATCAGCTTCACCAGAGATTATTCCGTAGAGTATGCCACCCATTCCGAGTATCCATAAAACTAATAAACCATAAGTCCAAAATTTAAATATATAATCTAAAATAGGATAGTCGCTTAACTTATCGTTCCAAATTGTTAATAACACTGTTTTCATAATCTTAATTTTTATTTTATTTAATTTACCAATTTAAACCTTCTTCTTTTCTTTTTTCAGTTTCAGATTTTTCTTTTTTAGGAGGTACAATAATCGTTTTTGATATTACAACAGTATCTTTAACTCCTTCTGGGATATTAATTGACTGTTCCATCATAGGTTGTACTACTTCTATTTCTTCTGCTGGAGAGAATATAGCCTCCATATTTGCTACGAATAAACCACCTGCTGCTGTAATAATAATTCCTATTGTTGCTACCAGTTGGTTTTTTATTTGACTAAAAAAGCCTTCTTTTTGTTCACTCATATCTTATAATTTTGCGAATGATGAGAATCCTATTGTTTGATGATTCTCTTTGGTTACTTCTAATTTATATGCATCATTAGGCAATGCTCTAACATAAACTTTTAATAGATTATCACCTTTTTTACCGTTAATTTTTTCCTGAGATATTATCTTATCATTTAGTCCATGTCTAATTTTTACTCTGTAAACTCCTTCTTCAGGTAATTTAATATTAATGTCAACTTCTTCATTGATTATATACGAAGCTAATTTTACTCCTGTTAAATCTTGGATAAATAAATTACTTGGAGTTTCAACATCAATAGGTTCTATGTAAAAATCATTATCATCTATACATGCTGTTAAAGCTAAAAATAAGCTTAAAAGAATAAATTTTTTCATACTACTTAATTATATATTTTACTTTTGTTCCGTCTTTTTTTACCCCTTCAGTAAATCTAAATGCTACTAAACCTACTGTGTTACTTATTGTTTCAGTAGGAGTAAATATTAACTTATAAGGTACACCTGTCTTTATAGTTGTCCCACCAGTTTGGTCTAAAGAGCCTATAAATACTTTAGCTAGTGATACTTCGTGTTTACTAAAATTAGTCATTTCATTTCCACTATCAAAAATTACATCGTCTAATTGTAAAACTGTGCTATCATAAGTTATATCAAATTGATTACCTACTACATCCTCTTCTTCTAAATTAATACTTACATGTACTTTTCCTTCTATTAATTCAGATACTATATCAAGATTTGCCTCTATAGGGGCTTCCATAGCTTTTGCTGTTAAAGACAATCTAGCTACTGGAGCAGAATTACCAGTAGTAGCACCTGTTGCTGTTGGTGTATAAGAATGTGAAAAATCAGGATCACCTTTTAAAGCATGACCTATATTAATAACTCCGTCTTCAGCTACAGTAAATTGATTTTTAAAACCAAAATACCAGTCATTTGAAGGAACCCCAAATTCACTAGTAACACCTTCGTAGTCTATTGCTCCGTTAGTTTTAGAAGTAAACCAAGTACCTGTGTCATTACCAGCAAGAAAAGATAAACCTTCATAAGAATCTTTAAAGTCTACATTTCCTGAGTTAGTGATTTCTCCTATTTCATATTGAACCTGATATTCAAATGCCCCAGCTGTTCCACCAGGAGTATTTCCAGCTCCAATTGCTTCCTGAAAGATTAAATAAACATCTGTTACTGTAAGGACATCATCTAACCAATCAGCATTATTATCTACTTCTATATTAATGTCATATGTTTCATCTATAATCAAATTAGTAGATAGTATTTGACCATTTGAATCAAAGTTACCTGTCTCTATTTCATTAGTAGTTACATTACCGTCTCCATCGGTAGTTGACTGAGATATAGTATAAGTATAATCTGTTGCTTTTGTTAATGCTGTTTCTGAGCTCTTAAGATTTATAGTTACAGTACCTGCATTTACTCCATTGACACTACTTAAACTCACATACTGATCTCCAGCATTTATGTCGTATATACCAGAATTATCTCCAATATCTTCTGCTCTTACAAAATTTAATTTAGTTATATTATTATAATTTTCATAACTAGTAACCCCTCTGTCTTTAATTTTAAATTTTATATACGCTAATGGAGTACTAGCTGGAAGAGTTGAAGCAGCTTGACTTATTTGTCTTGCTACACTCCAGTCTGCTTCTGACGGGTAAGAGTCAGTATCCCCTGATACTGATGTTCTGTCTCTCCATCCTTTTGTAAACTGAAAATCTAAATCACTAACTTCATAGGTATCACCGTCAAAAGATGTTAATGGTTTAAATTGATACCCAGTCCACTGTGACCAACTATTTTGTGTGTTAGCAGGAAATGAAGTAGAAGGGTCAAATTCTTTAGAAACAAATTGTAAGAGTTTATTATTCCACTCTATATCATAATGAATAAAATCAGGAGTCATAGTGGCACCTGCAGGAACAATATATTCTACTTTTACAGTTATAGTATCACCAACCATAAATCCTCCAGTTGGCATTGCATCAATATAACTATGACTTAATGATCCAGATTGGCTAAAAATAGCTACTGGTAGTAGTAATAAGATAAATAATAATTTTTTAATCATTTTTTCATATGTTTAGTTAAGTTCGGGTATATACTGTTCCCTAATTTTATTAACCAGTTGTCAAATTTTATGAACGACTCTTTTAATTTTTTCATTTTAGTTTTAATTTTTTTATCAACTGCTCACAAACTTTTTTCATAGCAGTAGATACATCAGCTTGAGAAAACTTTCCTCCTTCATCTATAATTAATGTAGCAGTAGATATAGACTTAGCAGTACCTTTTGCTGTGACCTTCTTTTTAAGTTTACCATTAATTATCAACTGTGCTTGTGCAACGATTTCAGTTTCGTCTTCAGTTCTATTGTATACAGCAAACTGCATACTAGTTTTCTTAACGTCAAAATAGTAAAGTGTAACTTGGATCTGATGTGAAGAGTTAGGCCCTAAATCATATCCTTGATCTTGAATAACTTCCTCTAGGATATTCTTAACTCCAAAAGCTAAGCTTCTATTCCCAGCCATTGGACCTAGAGCAATTTCGTTCGAAACATCTGCCAGAGTATAGTAATCTTGGGCAGTTATGTTAAAACTACAAAGTGCCAGAAAGGCACAGATAAAAAGTTTCATACTTCTAAACTTATTAGTTAAGTGTAACTATTAAGCGAAACATTTTTAAAAAACGATTGTTGATGAAACTTATTTCATATAAATAGTACAAAAAAAAGAGGCCCGAAGGCCTCTAATTATATATAAATTTTATTTTTAGACTACACTTTACGTTGTAGAATATGAATGAGTACAAAAGCACCAACTAGTCCTAAAAGACCTTCAGCGCTTAGTCCTCCCAAAATACCCATAATATTTTCTACTACGGATACTTCAGGCCAAAAAGGAATATTCATTCCCTTAAAAAGAACCTCAAGTACTACGCCTAAAGCGATAACACTTATACCTACTTCAGTAAGCTTTTTGGTCCATTGACCAACAATTTCTAAAATGTTCATGTGATTAAATTTTAGTTAGACATATGTAACTGTCAACTTGTTTAGGTAGGAATTCCTTAATATAAATAGCAAAAAAAAATGGGACCCGAAAATCCCATTATTTTATACTTCATAAATATGCAATCCGTCGAAGTTATTCCCCATCGAGATCCTTAATTTCCTTTGGTAAGAACTCTCCGTTAACGTGTCCACATTCGGAGCATGCAAAGACTGGGATAGGTATGTACGTTGGCTTTCCTGTACCTGTAAGAAACCCAGATGCTTTTCTGATAACGATTTGATTTGTGAAGAATGCTCCTCCGCATTCGTCGCATGTGATAGGGGAAGTTTGTGAGATATCGACATTTAGATTTTGCATAGTTTATTTTTTCGTTATATTCTTAGAAGGCTTTCTTCTAGAATTCCTCTTTTGTGAAGGTTTTCTTCCTCTTCTCTTCTTGCCTTTTACAGCATTTATTACATCTCCTGTTTGATTACCTACTTCCTTAGCAGCATCAACTACATCCTTTAACTCTTCCTTAACGTTTTTAACTACTTTTTTGACGTCTTCTACTTTATCCTCTACAACGTCAGGAATAAAATCTCCGTCAGAGTCTTTAACTTTACCTACCTTCATAAGGTAGATAGCAACACCCGCTCCGAGTGCTAATAAAACTAATAAATAAATCATAATGTTTGTGTTTAAATTAAAAATATATATTTATATATAAATAGGCTAAAAATTTACTTTAGCCATAGGTTTCCAATATGTTCCGTACTTTTTTTCCATTCTATAATAAAAAGCCTCCAAGTCTTTCGCACCAGTATTAAGTACTTCTTTATCATACTGATCTGCAGTCATTTTAAACGTAACTAAAAAGCCTCTTTTTATCTCTTCTAACTTTCTAGTTTCTTCCTTTTCATAGTCAGCATGCAATCTTTTTATTCTAGCTTTATCTACAGAAGTACTGTGATTCCAGACTGTATAATCTCCTTTACATTCAATATACTTCTCATTCATTCTATGCTCAGCCAATTGTATTTCATATAGATAAGGTGGAGCATCGAAGTCACCGTTCTTAATCCTATCTAAAAAAGGATGACGATTAGTTAGTGGTTTATTCTTCGGAGTAAAACTTCTCCACCACATAAATCTATCGTATGGCTTTTTAAAGAATCTTTTCTTTAAAGACTTTTCTAAAAACTCTCTAGTAAAAGAAGGTGAATAAGGTAAGCTATATTCCATATAATAATATAAGAAAATTATTTCGAACTATCAACTTTAAGTATTCTTGCTGCTTCTAATATAGCATCTTCATGATAGGTAATTAAAATTGTATAAGCCTCACTTTTTATACCTTCACTTAAGATTGGTGAAGACGAAGAAGTAACTCTCTCAACTTCTTTTTCTTGCTCTTCATTTTGCATTTCATACCATTTTGTAACTGAATCACTCATAACTTTTATTTTTGTGTTTGGGTTTACGTGAATATTTTTTCTTATTTCTATATACGTTCGGCTTCATTGCATCGTATATCTCTTTCATTGTCGCTATTATCCTTTTCATATTGTAAATATAAGAAAATATACTCGAATATACAACAAATACACCAATAAAAAACCCCTCCGTTTCCGGAAGGGTAGTTCAAAATGCGCGTGGCGACTTCGTCGAGAGAGGAGAAACGCCCCCTACTTCGTTGCCTCCATATTCGCCTTTTTGTAAGGCGTAATTAACTTTTTGATCTCTCCTGCTGCTTTTCTAGCTCTTGCTTGAGAAGCTTTAGTAGTTCCTTCATTGTTTTCGCTTAAGATTGCAAATTGTTCTGCAATCTGTTCAAATAATTCTTGTTTATCCATGATTTAAAATTTAATTAACCTAGCAGCATGTTTGGATCTACTGCCGGATCTTCGTTATTGTTATTATTTTCTTTTATTTTTGATACAACTGCCTCTGTAATAAGCATAGTACCTGATACTGAAGCAGCATTTTCTAATGCTAATCTAGTTACTTTAGTTGGGTCAATAATACCTGCTTCAAACATATTAACAAATTCCTCTGTACGAGGATTAAAACCTGCCCACTTATCACTATCGTTTCTTACTTTATCTCCAATAGACTTTATACTATCGTTAATAAAACCTGCATTAGAAAGTATTTTTTCAAATGGAGATTCTATGGCTGAGATAATAATCTTATATCCATTTATCTCATCTTTAGTTAAAAGAAGATTAGGGATTGATTCTTCTAATATTTTAGCTGCATTAATGTATGCTATACCACCACCAGGAAGGATACCTTCTTCTAGGGCAGCTTTTGTAGCGTGTAATGCATCATCAACTCTATCTTTTTTCTCTTTCATTTCAACTTCAGTATGTCCACCCACATATACTATAGCAACTCCTCCTATAAATTTAGCTAACCTATCCTGTAAAATTTCTATTTCGTAAGGAGACTTACTCTCATCTACTTGAGTTTTAATTTGATCTACTCTCTCTATAATAGCTTCTTCATCTCCATTAGCATCTATAATAGTAGTACTGTCTTTAGATACAGTAACTTTTTTAGCTGAACCTAACCAATTAGATTGAAACTTATCTAACCTCATTCCTTTTTCAGAAGATACGACAGTACCCCCTGTTAGAACAGCTATATCTTCTAGAGCTGCCTTCTTTCTATCACCAAATTCAGGTGCTGCAACGGCTACTACTCCAAGGATACCTCTCATTTTATTAACTACTAATGTAGAGAGTGCTTCTCCCCCTACTTCGTCCGCTATAATTAACAGACTCTTATTCTGAGAAGAACATGCTTCTAAGATAGGAAGTAGCTCTTTAACTTGGCTTATCTTTTTATCTGTAATTAGTATCAACGGATTTTGAAGAACAGCTTGCATTGAGCTATTATCAGTGACAAAATACGGAGACTTATAACCTCTGTTGAATTGCATTCCTTCAACTGTTTCTAAATATGTTTCTCCTGTACGTGACTCTTCAACTGTTACTACACCATCGCGGCCTACCTTATCCATGGCAGTGGAAATTAACTTACCTACCTCTAAGTCATTGTTAGCCGAAATAGTTGCTACCTGCTTAAGCTGTTCTTCATCCGTAATATCTTTTGAATAATCTTTTTCAATAAATTTAACTACATCTTTTACTGCTTTATCTATACCTCTCTTTATATCAACAGCATTAGAACCATCTAATATATGTTTTAACCCTTCGGAAAGGATTGACTGTGCTAATAAAGTAGACGTGGTAGTACCGTCTCCAGCATGATCTGCTGTTTTAATAGAAGCCTGTTTAACTATTTGTGCTCCTAAATTTTCTATTTTATCTTCTAACTCAATAGATTTAGCAACTGTTACTCCATCTTTAGTAGATATTGGGTTACCCATATCCTGTTCTATAATAACATTACGGCCAGAAGGACCTAAAGTTGCAGTTACTGCATTAGCTAATTTATCTACTCCTCCTTTTAAACCCATACGGGCATCGGAATTAAAATGTATCTGTTTACTCATAACTATATATCTTGATATTGAACTGGTTCCTCGTTTTCTTTTTGATTAATTTTTGCTAAAATCTCTTTATCAGGAGTAATAAAATACTCATCTCCTTCAAAATCAATTCTAAGAGAACCAATCTTAGGTACTAAAACTATATCACCTACTTTTGCATTTACTCTAATAAATTGTCCGAACTCTGAATAACGTCCAGGACCTATTGCTATAACTTCTCCCATCTCAGGTTTTTCTTTACCTAGATCGGGAATAACAATTGACCCGTACATTTGTTCGTCTTCTTCGATAGGTTTAATTATTACTCTATCATTAAATGGAATTAAACTTTTAGACATATCTTTATAACTTTTTAATTAATATACGATTTATTTATTGAAAATCAAACCCTAGAGCGGTAAAATTTAGCTAATTTTCAAAGTTTTTGGCTCTGATCCTTTAGCAAAAGGAATTACAACTTTTAATAGTCCGTTTTTGAACTCAGCTTTTGCTTTGCTTAAATCAAACTTACTATCAATTTTCCAGCCTAAGTTAAATGATCTTTTTGCAATACCTTTGTATACAAACTGACCTTTATCTTCTTCTTCTGGTTTATCATAATTAACTCTAATTATGTTTCCTTCAATAAGTATTTCGATATCTTCCTTTGAGATTCCTGTACAAGCTATGTCTATTCCTAGACCGTTGTCTTTCTCGTATATATCTACTGGGTGTGGGAGTTTGGACTCTTGAATTGGTCGGAAGTGACCTGCGTCCTTGAAAAAATTTCTAACTAAAATGTCGAACGGATTTCGTTCTAAAAGTAATGTATTCATATCATTAAAATTTGTGAGTGCCTTAGCTACTCGGTTAATAAAAAATTAAATTGCTCTAGGGTCAATTCTCTTTATAATAAATATAGTATAATTTAAGAAAACTTCCAACTTAAACTATTATTATGTTCACAGTAGTATCCGTTTTCTTGTATTTCTTTTTCAAATAAGTAGACTCTTTTAAGTTTAGTACTATGTACCCACCTACTTAAAGAAACAGGTCCATACGGTTCATACCGTTTTGAAAAATCATAATCTTCTCTTTCATCAATAAATTTTAAAAGATCATAAAAAACTCCTTTTCTGGCATACAACAACATATCGTCATTACGTTTATACTCTACTCTCTTATCCTGAGGAAACTGCCTAACCGGAATAAAAATATCTGGAAACGGTTTAGATTTAAGTTTATCAGTATATATTTCATCGATAGATCTTTTCCATTTAATATCTAAATCTACAAACCATCCTCCTTCTTTAGCAAGTATATTATACTTAACAAAATTATACCTATTAATAAACGTATCATTAGAGTAGAAATTATATCCGTCCTCCTTTAAAATTTTGTTTGCATCTTTAGTAGTCCAAAGTTTGATATTCCAACCTGGGTGTTTAATATTAAATGTATTTATACATTCTTGGTAAAACTTTGGTAAGCCTCGCTCTCCAATGTAGATAAAATGAGCTAAATTTTTAGTGTCCATCTCTCCAGTTATTTGATATTTCAGGAGGTGCTTTAAGAGTGACTCCCGGAAGTTTAGTAGTATTCTCCATAATTTCCTGTACTATGGGTCCAAACATATCCGCATCTTTCTCATCTATATTAATTAGCAACTGGTCATGTACCTGTGCTTGCACACAAGCATCTATACCGAGCTCTTTAGCTTTACGGTTAATAACTAAAGCTGCCCTATTCACAACAGCAGCTGCTAAACTTTGAAGTTGAAAGTTAAGACAGTTGTTTAAACCATTACGGTAGTCTCTATAAGTTTTCATAGTGACTGCTTTTGCTTTATCCCTTACAAATCTATTAAACTTATCAATATATATTTGCTGTATCTGCTCTCCGCTCATAGTCTCTTTTAAACCTTTAGGTTGTCCAATAAGTTTATGAAATAATTCTATATCTAAACTATCATCTAGAGAAACTTCTTCCCATATTTCTTTTTGAAGATCAGCCATCAAGGTAGTATCCTGCCAATTTTGTCTATACCTCCAATTCATTATATTACAT